TTCTACAGAATATTTTCCAGAGGCTCCCAGATTAACCCAGTGCTTACTACCTTGATTGGTTTCTCTCAGCATATTGAAAGCAAACTTCTCACCATCAACCCCCTTATAACTCACACTATAAGAAGTAGTATCTTTCCCATCTGAATACTTAACATAAGTCTTAGTCCATAAATACTGTCCTTGATCGCAACTTGGCATTGTCGTACTCCATGTACCCGTAGGAGCAGTAGTACCGCTTGCACTAACTTGATATGTAACTTCCGTTTTACTTACAGTTACAGAAGTTCCGTTCGTACCGTTTGTGCCTTTATAGGAAACACTGTATGCTTCTGTTTTATTACCATCTGAGTATTGTACTGTAGTTTTAGTCCAAAGATATTGACCATTATTAACTGTTGGAACAGTAGTTGACCACGTTCCTGTAGGTGCTGTTGTGCCAGAAGTTGACGTTTGATATGTAACTGATTTAGATGTGATTTTTACGGAAGTACCAGGATCCCCTTTAACACCTTGAGGTCCCTGTTTTCCACAGCTCCAAGAAAACTGCTTCTTAACAGTTTGTCCGTCAAGTGTAATAGGAATCTCGATTACTCCTGCATCAGCACCAATAGTAGTACCAGCACTCACACTAAATGTAACTCTTTTACTGTTTTTACTGACAGTAATCCCACTGCCAGAAGTAATATTTCCAATCGTGTAATCAGTCCGTTCCTGACTACCACGAATAACAATAATGTCTGTATAGTAACTTTGTGCGGAAGTTACTTTTCTATTTGAATCTGTAGCAAATTGCTGTGCTTCGTTTGTTAACATGACTGTAAATGGTTCTGTCATATTAGCAACAGTAATCTCGCCATAGGCAAGCACTTTTCCCATATAATTTTCCTCCTTAATTTAAAGTAGTTGCCAATGTTTCTCTATCAACAACAAAAGAGCAACCAAAAGTCGCTCCATTCATAATATCTTGTCTATTTACGACAACACTTTTCATACCAGAGTGCTGTTCATTCCAATAAGTATCTCCATCTAAATCAGATGATTTTCTACACCATTCAAAGTGATTTTCTGACCATTCGTTTGTTACATCTGTACCATTTTTTGTCAATGTGATACTCAATGTAGATGTTCCGTCCACACCAAGTCTTGCTCCTGTAGAAGAAGTAAGAATGATATTATAACCCATCTCATTCATTTGAGAATCGAAATCATCAAGTGTACTATTCACACTTTCCTTAAAGGTCGTATATTCAACTCCCCACAAACCGCCTTTGCCATCATAAATCTGTGTGATATCAACTCCTCCTTGTGCGTTCGCCTCAACGATAGGAAAATTTAATTTATCTTTAGAAATGGATTGATCTCCAAGCATATTATTCACAATTAATCCATCAGCAATCGCATCCTTAGTGATACCTTGACTTGTCATAACTGTTACGCCTTTATTGTCTTTGATGATAATGCTTGGATTCTTGTTCGTATCATAACCAATTTGGATTCCAACATTGCCTTCAGTGTCTAAGAACTGCATGGCAGAGCCATTCATGATAAAGTTGCCGTTCTCAGATAGGATACGCATTGTATCAGAGATTGTAATGTCGCCTGCGGCTAAGTCTCCAATTGTCATTTTTCCTGCAATACCATTAATGATCCATGCAGAGTCAAACTTTGCATTTGCTGAGGAAAGGTTGAATACGATACCTGTTTCTGTAGAGGAAGTGCCAATGATTGCAGAATTAATATTGGCAACGTCTGTATTTAACTTTTTAATATCAGCCGAATTAGCAGCAATATATTCTGAGTTAATATATTTGCTAAATAACTCATTAAACTCAGCCTTGTCACCTGTGATGTTCCCGACATTAATTACTTTATAATTCAGATAATCTCCAAACAGTTTGTTAATTGTTCCTTGATCGCTTAATATATTTTGCACACTATTATTCACTGCATTTCCAAACAAAGAACTGTTCGTCATTCTCTGAAGCATATTAGTCATATACTCAACAGAATCTTTGGAGTCGCCTGTTCCGACAGAAATACTATTTTTCTGCGAAGCAGCAGTATCGTCAAATAGATAAGAAAAATCATCCCTACCTGTTAGACTTGTGATCATGTTAGTATATGTCACACTAATTTCCGAACTTTTTGTGCAAGGATTATATGTAATTGTCAGTAATCTTAACTTAACTGCATAGTCATCACGTACGCCAATTCGAATAAAGTTACCGACCGTAAACTGATTATGCCAACCTTGTTTATTATCTGAGTTTACGTCTGCATATTCATTTAATGAAAGAATGTTATCGAGAGAAGTTTCAATCTGATATTGTGGTTGAGAAGTTTCAGAGATACGTTTTAATCCATCTTGATATAATTCTTCGCAATGCTCGTAAGATGTGATTGCGTCATCAAGAGAAGTAGTAAAGATATTATTGTTTGTATAATCTCCCATACGAACAATGTTCATGACAGCGGTGTATTCTTTATCTGTCAATCCAAATTGCGGATCATTGAGTTCAGAATGAGTATTCATATCTGTCATTACATTGTCATATGGTTTCTTCTGAGTTTCAAGTTCATCGACTTGTGCATTTAACTCTTTTAATTTATGTAAAAGTGAACCTTCTGTATTTTCATCTCCAAGCCAATTTTTGTACTTAATAAAATTCTTATGGAATACATTATAGGTTTTTTCATCCTTTACGCCAGCCTTACTGATTTCTTCATCAGTAAGTTGATTCCATTCTTTTTGATAGGCAGCGAGAATGTCCATAATCTGTTTCTTGTATTCGTCACGTTTACCTTCAAGTTCTTTAATTCCATATAAATCCCAGTTTGATTCAAATTCATCATTATAATCAATCTTCTTATCATCAGATAAATGTAAGTTTTGAATTGCTACCTTAATATTCGGAATAATATAATCTCTTAATTCTTGATATGTATAATATCCTTTATTGCTTTCTTTTAACAAAGCAAGATATTTCTCGTGATCAACTTCGCCAGAAGAAGTAGTCCAAGGTTTATAGACACGATTCTGAATGTCATCTGGTTTATCCCATTTTGTATAATTTCCGTTTGAATCTTTTTCATGATCATCTCTTGTATCTACACTGACTTGGATTGTAGTAAGCATCTGCTCATACATTTTTAGAGTTTTCTCAAGAGTTTCTTGATCCATTGTTTTATATTGAGCAATCTGAATACCATCATTTGGTACACGATAGTAAATTTCATCTATCTTTGCCTGATATTCCGCAGACTTCTTTCCGTTCTCAATATATTTAGCATGGTTATCAATTTGCCACTTTTGCCATATTTTGACCTTATCAATAGTTTCTTGATGAAAGTAGTTTGTAGTCAAATAGTAGTCAAGATTATAAATATAACTTCGACCATAATTGACTCTCGTAATATCTAACTCTTCGTCGCCTTGAATTGTCAGAGCATTATACATTGTATCTGCTTGCGGAGTCATTTTGAGCATATTAAGTGCATTACGCCATCCAATGAAGATATTCGTGTCTTTTCCTATGTTTTCTTTGGCATAGGCACTTACCGTTCTATTGATTGTATCGAAATAAAATACGCATTTTACAACATTGGCAACAGTCGTATTAAGGAACGCATAGGCATTGGTATTATCTGCTTCAAAAGAATATTTTTCGTTCTTTATTGCAGGATCGATGTAACCAACACTCCATCCTGGTAACCCTGGAGCTTTTTCTAACACCAGATGCATCAATGATAATTCATGGTTTCTATCGTTGCAAAACGTGATATATTCTTTTGCATAGCCCATATCATCTACGTTATTTGTAGCCAACATTTCCATAGAATCTGTTGTACCTTTATTGAAAGACAATCCTTTCATATCTTTATCTTCAAAGGTTTTCTCATCAGAATATGCTTCACATGCCTTATATTCATATCTGCCATTATCATTCTGTAGAGAAGGCTCTTGAAGTTGAAAATAGTCAAGTCCTTCAAGATAAATCGTCATATGATCTTTTAGTTTCTCATAGCCAGAAGATTCAACGTATTCGCCATCAACGTCTATATATCTGTCTACATTAAATGTAAGATGGTTAAAATCTTTTAATTGCTGTTCGTACTCAACGCTCTTAATCTGCACTCCATTTAAGGCACAGATAACAGTTCTGTCAGGACGGCATAAATAAATTTTTGCATTGTGTTTAATCATAACAGATCACCGATCCGTTTCTGTGGCACATCGAACTCGATTTTATAAGTACACGCACCTGTAATATTTATCACATTGTATCCATCATGAAGTTTGAGCCATGAAATATTTCCAACATCAGCCCATCCAATATCTTCAAAATTAGTCAGTCCCGTTACTGTTCCGTCTGTTACCATACAATGCTTGCAATCAATACATACTGGCAAAGTAGGTCTACACAACACTGACATAGAGTTTTCATCACGTACTTCGATTGTTACTGTTTGACTTGTTTGAGAAGTGATCGTTACCTTTGGATAAATCTCATATTCCGTATCGTCACTATCTACAAAGATGTTTGTTGAGAATTTATTGCTTGTTGCGACTTCCCCAGAAATCTCATAGTGTTTCCATATAAATGGTGTGTCACAAACGAAACTGCATTGAACTGCATCAAGCTGCCCAAGTTTGCATGTGATCATTTTCCATCCAATATTCTGAAAGATTCCTCTGTAAATGACAGTTTCTTTATCATCTGCAATTCCTGTCAATGGTTTTACAAGAGTAGGAGAAGTCAGCCATTTATTGATCTTTCTCTGCTCTGAATTTGTAAATCCATGTCCGTTTTCTTTTACGAGGTAAAATTCATATGTGCTCTCATCAGAATACATTGCACCATAATGATTTGTCTCCTGACGTAACATTGTTTTTTCACCTTTAACAATCTCTCGTGAAAATCCCGTGATGTCATTTGTCACATCAAACTGCACGACCATCAGAGGTGTATCTAAGATTGTTTTTGTAGATTGTCCATTATATTCAAATGACAACATATATGTAATCTCCTTTCTGTATAAATTTTTGCATAAAAATAACAGGCAAGAGTGCGTATTTCTACGCACCGCTCAACCTGTTTCTTCCTTATTATATAAGGTTTAAACTGGACGTTTGCGACCAACGATTTTAGCCATGTCACGAGTAACTTTTTGAGAAGTATATTTATAAGATTCATTAACGATTCTTTGAAGTTCTTCGTCAGATACTCCAGAAGGAACATTAATTGCACCAATAGCTTCGCCAAAATTGACATTGATTTCCGTTGTTCCAATTCCATCCATAGTCATTCCGTTCAGCATATGTCCATTTGCTAAGGCATTTAATACCTTGTCTTGTCTTACTTTATTTGCTAGATTAACAACATCGACAGTAGCAACTTCCTCACCTACTGCGAGAGAAGCAAGACCATCATCTCCGTTCTTATGTACAGATTTGACTAATCCACCTTTGGCATAACCTGTGACTTTGCTATCTGTTAGTCCAAGATCACTTGGTTTAACACCATAATGACCTAAGATAGTAGTAATCGTACTATCAATTTTTGCACCCTCTGAACTGATTGTTCCAGATAAAGAAGTAAACGTCTCTTCAATCTTATCGACAGAAGAAGATAACTCTTTACAGTATTTCTCATAATCATCATTCAGCTGTGTGCTTAATTTATCAAGTCCGTCAATCTGAAGATTATAAATATGATCTTTTACTGTATCATCAAGTGCATCTTGTTTCTCTTGGAGTTCTGCTTCAAGACGTGCTTTCTTACTCTTCGATGCTGCATCAGCCACCCCATTAAGTGCATTGATCTGTGATTTTAGTATCTGAATATCCTTGTTAGAGGATTTTAATTGCTTGTCATATGTATAGTAGTCATGAGAAGTTTTTATAGCTTCTTTATAAGCATCTATAGTTTTGTTAATCGCATCTAATTTCTGCTTTGCGTTATTTTTCAGAATAGTTGTTACACTATCTTCGGCAGACTTAATACTCTTAACTGCATCCGCAATATCTTGATCGCTCTTTTGAATTGCGTCAGCCCATTCTGTGTCAGAATATTCATCACGATGCTCAGCCATTTTGGCACGTTCTTGCATTAATTGATTCAATTCTTCTTTTTCAGATTTGACATTCGCAATATTTGTTGCAATAGCAGCAGTACCATAATCTGTCAGATTTCCGTCATCATCAAACATCGCATCTTCATCGATCAGAGAAGATATTGTTGTAAGTGAATTTTGTAAATTCTGAGCCGCTTTAATAGCACGTTCAAAACCACGATAATAAATATCGTCACGCATACTATTTTTAAGTTCTTCGTTAGAAGTTCTTAAGTCATCTGCGCTACCTTTACAAGCGTTGATTTCGTTTTGCATTTGCATCCATTCTTGAGAACCATATTTAATAGAACCATCGTTCAATTTGTTATTCAGGTTCTCTTGCATTTTTGCAGCTTCTTCATCAATAATCTGTGCTTGTCTCTCATTAGCATCCATCTGATTCTGATAATCTGAAGCATCAAGGTCTTGACCTTTTGATTGTTTCAACTTTGCGGCAGAAGAAGCATTGCTACTATTTGTGGCTTCCATATTAGCTTTCGCATCATAATATGCTTTAATATTAGCCTGAGATTGCACAGCAGCATTTGTCTGTTCAGCAGCCCAATCCGCAGCAGCATCATTTGCATTTTTGTTTGCTGTCGCCAAAGCATTTGTAGCATCTGCCTCTTTTTGTTTAGCTTGCGCCAATTTATTAGAAGCGTCTTTTGCTTTTTTGACTTGTTCATTATATGCTTTAAGCTGTTTTAATAAAGTCTTATCTTTGATTCCTTTTAAAGAAACCTCTTTTCCAGACTTGATTGCGTTTTTCTGAGAATTAGATAATTTCTTAGCCCGTTTGGTCTTAAGAATATTATTACCCTTGGTCTTAACTGCACTATCAGCTTTATTCTTATTAGCTTGTGCATTTTCACGTTCTTTCTGATATTTAGCTTGGTTCTTACTAGCTTCTCTTACAGCAGTCTGACTATTTTCATACTGTTTCTTCTTATTTTTGACTTGACTGTCCAACACATCATTCTGATATGTGTAAGCAGGTTGACCTGCATAATTACTTGCAATTGCTTGAGAATCTTGCACATTTTTCAGATATACCTGTGCATCATATAACGCACTGTTAGCATTTGATAGATTTGCACTTGTCTTAGCAGCAGAAGATTTTGCAGACTTTGTACTCTTAACCGCTTTATTATAAGCAGTAGCTTTTTTCTTTGCAGACCCTTTGAGTCCCTTAGTAGAGATCGTCTTACCTGCTTTAATGTTCTTGTTAAGAGACGCTTTCTTTTTTTTAGATAATCCAGACTTATTGACCGCTTTTTTAGCAGATTTCGCCTTAGATTTCTGACTCTTTGTCGCTTTTGAAACCTTCTTTTGTGCTGTTTTGTTAGCAGAAGAGGCACGACTCTGAGTAGATTTTGCAGAAGAAACATTAGATTGTGCTTCGGATAACTGATCGTTTGACGTTTGAACTAATCTTGCAACACCAGACTCTCCCGTAGATGCAGCAGAAGAACGATTAGATAATGTATCATATGAGTTTTGTAGGTTTTCAATTGCTTTCTGTGCCTTTTCAGTAGGCATATTCAACCATTGATTGAATAAATCACGCTGAGTATTCTTTAACTGTTGAGCAGCAGAATTAGCTTGAAGGTACTTCTCATATAAATTCTGATAGGACTCCACAGCAGAACGCATGTTATCATTCTTGATAGTATTGATATTCATACTACCGTTACGCACACGTTCAAAGTATGTCCGTAATCGTTTCTGATTCTTTTTCTTAGAACTGTTCTTTGTCTTAGGCACTGTCTTAATTGCCTTACTTGCAAATGAACTTGCTTCAGATTTATATTTCTTAGCTGCTTTCTGATTTACAGAAACTTCCTTGCCAGCTGATTTATATTGATTCCAAAGCGCACTTTGTTTAGCTTCTGGTTTCACATAATCATTGATCATATTAGCAAATTTTTCTGTAGCAGTTGCAGCTCGATCAATAGCGATTGCAATGAAGTCAAATTGTTTACCCATATTGTCAAGCAATGTGGCAAATTTTGACTTTTTCTTTGTACTCTTATCTGTAGCTTTGCTTTCTTTCTTTTTAGAATCCGTGTTCTTTTTTGTTGCTTCCGTATTCTTTTTAGTGGATTCTGTATGCTTTTTGGTAGAAGAAGAACCTGATGAATGTTTTTTATATCCAGAAGCAGCGCCACCTTGGAACGCACCACTACCAGTAACACGATGTCCAGAAGCAAAGGCAGTACCATGTGCAAATGCAGACATACCACCTTTAATAGAAGCACGACTGTTTGTAGATCCTTTTGAAAGTAAATCTGCTGTCTGCTGATGATTAAAAACTATGTCTCCCCTACGTATATCAGTGAACTCCGCACCGTTATCTCCTGTAGTAAACCATTTGTTGCCACGGACGACTAATTCTGGCGCAACCTCCCCTGTTAAAGATAATCCAGAGAACTTAGCACCTAATGTTCCACTCGCCAATGCACGTCTGCTATTTGTGATTCTTGGTATAGTACCATGAGCAAAAGCAGCAGTACCGTGGGCAACACCACCACCTTTAGATGGTTTGCCACTCTGGCTATAATTTACAGATACATTAACAGATTTATCATGTAAGCCATTGATTGCTGATTTTGCAGCTTCAACGGCTGGTAATCCACTTGTATTGATAGTAACTTTTGGAGTTGGATGCATCTTACCTAATGCATTTAGTTTTCCTTTAATGCTACTAATTTTAGATGAAGCACTATCTTTTACTTTGACAGTAATTTTCTTGTTTTTCAGTTTCTTTAAAGCACTGGCAATCTTTTTAATAACAGAAGACGCATTGCCTTTTGCTTTGATAGAAATGCTCTTAGATTTTAATTTCTTAAGAGACTTAGAAATAGAAGAAATTGTTTTCTTTGCATTTCCTTTAACCTTAATAGAAATGCTTTTGGATTTCATGCTAGATAAAGATTTTTTGATAGAATCAATTGTCTTTTTAGCATTTCCCTTAGCATTTACTGTAACAGTAGTAGTATCTGATTTACTTGAAGTAGTATCAGACTTACTTTGCTTGCTACTTTTACCACTTGAAGCACTTGATTGCTTAGGTGCGGTATATGCCCCTTGTCCTGTTTGATCAATCGCATTACCAAGGTAATTGTTCTTGATCATATTGCTTGTAGATTTCTGAGAAACTTTACCGTTTTTATCAATACCATATTGTGTCTTAATTTGCGTTACATGCTCATCTTCAACACTGTTCACCGCTTTTTGTGCTTCCTCTGCACCTTTCTTAGCACCAGAGGCATCAGCAGTATATGTAGTCTTCTTTTCTTTTGGAACTTTATCTGCTTCAGATTTAGTTTCTTTTGCTTTCTTTTTAGCATCAGAATTATCACCAAGAATCTTTAAAGTTTTTGGATCAAGATAATCTTGAAGCATATCCAATAAATCTTCACGTTTTTGCTCAATCTGTAAACCAATTTTTATCTTTTCTTCGCCAGAAGCAGAGTTATATTGCTTAACAAGATTCTGAATTTCATTCTGAATGCCATTGGCTTGTGTTTCAATGTTAACAGGGATTTTAATTCCTTTTGTTAACCCTTCTTTACCAACGTCTTTACCACCAGTAAGCTTGGCTTGAATATCAGCAGAAGCTTCTAACTGTGTCTTAACAGCTTTTTGTTTTGCTTCGGTATCTCCATTTAAATCAGCAGCCTTGTACTGATCTTTAGCTTCTTTGATTTGTGATTGCAGAGAAGAAATATTGACCTCAAAATCAATAACCTTTGTCCATGTATCAGGAATTTCCTTGCCAGCTTCTTTTGCTTGATCAATTTGTTGACGCCAAGCCTCAATACGTTGTCCTTCTTCATCCCCTGCGGTTCCACCATTTTTCTGCCATGTTTCAGCCCAGCCGTCAAGTTTATTTTGGGCATCTTCATATTGCTTTGTAAGAGAGCTGAAATTAACATCGAATCCATATGTCTTCAGATTATTAAGCAATGCTTCAAATGGTTCTACTCCCATGCCAAATTTCTTAGCAGCAGAAGCAGTAGAATCAATATTGAATTTCCATTTCTGAGTTTTCTTATCAAATTCAGCTAATGCTTTTCCAGAATCATTCGTCTTTTCTTTTAATCCATCAAAGAAATTATAGATACCAGAGTTATCTTCAGTGAAGTATTTCTTTAAGTTATCATAATTCTCTTTAAAATTCTTCGCATCTGTTTTACCAGTTGGAGAAATCATTCCAGCAAAAGTCTTAAACTGATCTGTTCCGACCTTACCTTTATTCCAATCCTCTTTGGTTTGTTTCATACCAGAAACAAGTGTATTATAAGCGGAATCGTCGTCGTCTGTGTCAAGTGCGGCTTTATATCCTTCGACAGTAAATGAAGCAGAGGCGGCAGAACTATTTAACATTTTAAGACGTTCTTTTAACTGATCCACAGAACCAGTAAAAATGTTAGTTTTATCTGTTACGATATCAAATGCATTTGACAGATCATTTAAACTCAAAGAGTTCGTAAATTTAGAAATGTCTTGATTCTTAAATGTATCATTCAAAGTCTCCTGCATTTTGGCAATATCTTTACCAGTAGAAGACAATACATTATCTTTATCGTCAAGCTTAATTCCCAGAGTTAATGCTAGTGTATCCTTATCGATTCCAGTATCTTTCTGCAATTGGCTAAACTGATCGTTTACAGTCTTTTGCCATTTATTGGCATTCATCTTTGTATTTGATTGAGACTTCTGAAAATCTTTTATTTCATTTCGAACATCCTTGCTTTTTGTCAGTGTTTCAGTAAGATCTCGTACACTTTTTTCTTGCTTTTCAAGATAATCAGTATCTAACATTTTAGACGGATCAATATCCATGTTAGAAATGAAGTTGGATGCGAAAGTCTGAGTTGTCTTATCTAGTTTTTCATAACCATCAACTGCCTGTGAAATATTAGATAGAGTATTCTTTCTAAAACTATCAGAGTATTTCTGCAACTGATCATAATTTGTTTTTGAAGCCTCTAATAATTTTTTCAGATTCTTTGTATCGTTCTTTCCACCAAAACTGTCAGAATTAAAAATATCTGCGTTATTGGCAAGTTCTTGGATCTGTTTAGATGTTAATTTACTAACATCAACCTTGTCTTTACCAAGAATTTTAGCAGCCTGTTTTTGAAAATCTGTATTTGCATATAAAGATTGTCTGACAGAGGCTTCGTTCATAGAAAGCCCATCTTTAGCAAGATTCTTCGCAGATCTAAATGTATATGGCAAAGAACGCTTTAAATTCGTACCAAGACTTTCATCAGCAAATGTACTTCCATATAGTGATTTCTGTGCTTTTAATGCCATAGAATCATTTTGGATATCTACATTTTCTTTACTGGCAATTGCTTTTTTACTATCATTTGCCAATTTTTGATATTTGTCAATCGTATCCTGAATAGCGGTATTATTATTAATTAAAGCTTCACCCTCTGAATTATATCCAGTAACAAGATCTCCATTTAATTTAACTAATTCTTTCTTAATTGCTAAATATCTTTCATATTGGCTTGTAGATAATCCAATATTTTCATTTGTATTAGCATTTACGCCAGAGGATAAAGTATTAAATTCTTCCTGTAGCTTCTTGGCTTGTTTAACCTTGTTATTATTTTTATCAATTTTCTTATTGTATTTATCAAGATTTTTCTGACCTGCATTTAATTCATCTTTACGCTGGCTCTGTATATTGGAGTGAATTGCTTTAATTCCTTCAAATGCAGCAAGCACAGCTAGAAGAGGAAGATAGGATTTAAGTGTTGCACCAAGACCAGATAACACAGATTTTATGTTTGATCCTAATGATTTAATGCCAGATTTGGCTTTTTCAACACCGTTTGTTACACCAGTTCTAAATGTTTCTCCAAGTTTAGATGCGCTCGAATTTACATTATCAAGATTGACCTGTCCAAGATCTGAGAGGGATTTTTTTGTAGCTTGGGCTTCTGATGAAACTTTAGAGAGATCAGGGGTGTCTACTTTATTAGAAGAAGATATTTTTTTCTTTCGTTTTTGAATCTCGTCATACGCTTGTTGTTTATTGATATCTTCCACTTTGTCAGAGAGTCCAATTGATTGCAGAATGTTTTCTGCTAGTGAATAGTCTCCGCCGTTTTTTAAGATTTTATCGTAAACTTGACTTGCGTTTAAACCTGAATTTGCAAAAGAATTTACGAAGTTTTTATACAATTCATTTTGCATGTTAAGATCAGATGGGTTTAGTTTTTTTAAACTTTTAACTTGATTAACGAAATTACCTAATTCTTTAAATGACAAAAGTGTTATAGGTCTATTGATTGCGTTTCAATATTTATAATGATATAATCAAATTAAATAAGTTTATAAAAGGAGTATGAAGAATGAGTTTGATAAAATGTACTGAATGCGGTAAAGAATTTTCTGTTAAAGCTGATCATTGTCCAAATTGTGGTTGTCCAACATGGGATATAATCAACGAATTATATAAGGCAGACCAAAGTATTAATATTAATCATGAGGTTTATGACATCTCTGAAATACTATCAAATATAGAAACTGGTGTAGATGATCAAATTAGTATAGATGCTATAGCAAATTCTGCTGAAATTTCAGCGAGCGCAGCATACTGCATATTACAAGAAATTAAAGAAGGTAATTTCTTACCGTGGACTGAAGGAGGTTATGGAACACTTACAAATCCAAAATATCAAGAAAAAATTAATCAAAGAAATGAGCAAATTGCAAAGCAACAAGAAGCGCTGCCTCATTGTCCAAATTGTAAAAGTACAGATATTAAAAGAATTAAATCAGGTTCACGTATATTGGGTGGTTTAACATTAGGTATTCTAAGTTCCAATGTTGGTAAAACGTATCAGTGTAATAAATGTAAATATAAATGGTAAGATTAAATGAAGAACAAAAGTAAAATATTTACCATTGTCTTGTTTTGTTGTTTTATTCTTAGTATTGCTTTTAATGCTTATAATTTATCTGAACGATTTAAATTACAAGATAAGTATGATAAAATAAAACAATCCAATAATAAACTATCCGCCAAAAATAAAAACTTGACATCAGAGAATAAAAGAATCCGATCATTGTATATGGATCAGGCTCATGATCAAATTGATTTACAAGATAATTATTCTTCATTGAAAGGAAAGTATAATTTTTTATCTTATAAATATGCAGATTTGCAAAAGAAATACGACAAGTTGAAGAAATCTTCGATGTATTCCAAGACATCTGGTTCTGATTTATCAGATGATTCCTCATCCACAAGTCAAATAGTCTACATAACAGATTACGGTAATAAATATCATGCTTCTGGTTGCAAATATTTAAAGAAAAGTTCAATAGCAATTTCTAAATCGGAAGCAATACAGAAAGGATATTCTGCATGTTCGGAATGTAATCCGTAATGCAAGAAATATTTACAAGTGTAATAATTGCAAGTATAAATGGTAGAAGAGAAGTATAACAATAAGAGAGAATGTTGTAATCTACATTCTCTCTTTAATTTACTTATTCACTTTTCTCACTAATCCATTTAATAGCGTATTCTTCTAATGACTTATAGTCCAAACATCTCTGCGCCAATTTTGAATCTGGAAATTTATATTTCTTTTCGTATAAAGAAGTGGCAGCATCAGCTAAGTTTAAAGTATTTATCATTTTCATTTCGCTGTTTAACAAATTGATATATTTACTTTTTTCTTCATCAGACTTGAATGTTCTATATGTATCAATATCTTTCTTAACAAATGATGTTACTTCATTCTTTGGTATAGGGAACATATAGTTTAAATTTACGACTGCAATCAACCTTGATGAATTCTTAGGATCATAAATTTTAAAGAAATCTGGTTGCTTTCTCATACGCAAATGTCGTTTCTGTGCATGAGATACTTGAGTAATATAATAATAATCGTCAGTTTCAAACAGAATACCAAAGAATGGTTTGTACTTATCTGTACCATAATCAGTCATTGGTATACGATGTTCAAATTCTCTCAAAAAATCTAAATACTTTTCGTTAACATTTATCCACTTCATTTGTAAAATCTCCATAACTATAAAAAGGAACAAGCGTTTACTTGCTCCTTTTATTAATACGATTTTGGTAGGCTTCGTAACCTCTATTAATACGATTTTGGTAGGCTTCGTAACCTCTATTAATACGATTTTGGTAGGCTTCGTAACCTCATATAGAAAACACTTCGTTTTCTTACTTATATTATAACAAATAGTACGATAAAAACAATATTGATTTTAATAGTAATATATGATATAATAATAATTTATGTTAATTGACACAAGAAATAGCTACAGATGTAAGAATTGTGGATATAAATGGTAGAGTAGAAGAGAGGACATTCGATCCTCTCTTATTAAGATACTGTCTTATCAATTGAAGTAGAAGAAATTTCATCAGAAGAATTTATATTATCCGCAAGATTGCTTAAATTATTTTCTTCTGGCTCACTATTGAATATTTCAATCATATCAACATCACTATATCGAATAACAATTTTGGCGTAAGGATTTCCATCATATGAAATAAATGCATCCTCATCGTTTCCAATCTTGTATTGAGAATATGCTCTCAAAACAATCTGTTGATCATTGTTAATTCTGTCTCCAAGATAATCCATATCTCCAATAATATAAAAGTCTTTATCTTTTAATGTAATCTTACATTTGCTACCACCCTTAAAATCAATTACATCATAAAAGATATCATCATTTAATGTCATATTAAAATATTGTTCCATAAACTCCGTAAATGATTGTTTTGTAATCAAATATAAAACCACAAACCCTAGCACGAGTGCTAAACAGATTGACAAAATTGAATTTGCATATATTTGGTTAATACTCTGTAGCAAACTTAATTTTACTCGAATTAGTGTTGAAATACATAAAAAAACATAGCTAATTACGCACCCAGATACATTCAAAGCCCATGTTGATAATTTCTTCGAAAATCCAGTCTTAACTATGTAAATAAATATGACACCAGGTACATAATATTGTAGTAAATTTGGAATATTATTTATAATTTCTGTTAATTCTTTAATTTTTATCACTTCCCTTGATTGTTATTTTTATTCTGTTGTTTAACTTTATTTCCTTTTTGAATATATTTAATAGAAGTGTTGGAAGTTCCTGTAATTACTTTACTATTAAATTCAAAAATCTTTGCTTCTTGCTGTTTCTTGTTCCCTTTATTTTCTGCCATAATTATACTCTCCTTTGTATATATAAATTAATAGTTATAATTTATTATACAACAAATTTCTAAATTAAAAAAGAGTATAACAAAAGAGAGGTAACCGTTGAGTTATCTCTCTTAATTCTATTTACGCAATAAATCAGCTTATTACAACAAATTATTGACAAAATAATATCTCTGTATTAATATAAAAATATCCCATATAACTTATTTATCGTCAAGTTATACGGTTAAGTTTACAAGAAATGCAACAAGTTATCTTCCAAGTTCGTCATTGCATTTCCAAAGGATCTACAGTCTATTAGTTGCCGTAAGTGGTTTCTGATAGACTGTTTTTTATTATTGACATTTCAAGATTCCAATGATATTCTGATAATAGAAAAAGGTGTTACTGATAACGGTTCGCCTGATAATTTATACGTTTAATAATAACCGCTTACTTACCAGGTCAGGCGGTTATTTTTCTGCAATAAAAAAGAAGTTATTTGGTAGGCGTCGCCTCTCCTACATCTCTTTTAACCCATAGGGTGCATGGTTGCAACGAATTTTACCACCTCAAATAACTTCTTGATTATATATTCAATTTATGTATATTTATCATATCAAAAATGCATTCGATATTCAACCAATTTGCTTTTCAAGATCGTCAATTCGTTTTGTCATATATGCTTTCTGTCCACCGCTCACTCTTTTTTCAAGAGTAGTACGATCTAGAATAACCTGTTCTTTTAATTTTCTAATATTATAACAATCTCCAACATTAGAAATATCTTCGGATGCTAAACGATCATGTAACTGTTGTAATCCTTTCTCGACTGACTTATAACGAGATATTCTTTTGGCAGATTCATATTTGAATTCCTCATCAACATAACTTTTGAATTCAGAATACAATGATTTGATTTCCGAAACATCTGCGTTTCTAAAAGTCTTAATGGTACATTTTGTACTAAATTTAATCTCATTCTTTACATAATCGATATCTACATTTGGAGAATCAGCAATGAACGCCCCATGTTTTCTGATGGATGGAATAACATCTTTGGCAAGCCACATTTGAAATTCTTTTGCTTTATCATTAGATGCTTTCATTCCCAAAAGATAAAATAGTGTTTCTGGGATAAAATCATCTTTCCCCACAAGTGGGGAAAATCCAATATCCTTAATGTAAGAATTTAATCTATCCCATTTTACATACTCTTTTCCATATTTTATTCTAGTCCATCCAAATCCAACAGCTGTATCTTCAGCATTCATTGACACACTACCGTCTGGGTTTAAAATTGTTCTGACAGACATTCCATTGTTATCGTTTACGAATTCCATAATTTCTAAATTATCTTTAGTGTTGATCATAATATTTTTTCTCCAGTTCTCTCAACTTTCTAACATTAACAGTTTAAATAGAGTAGAGCAGTGGATGCGTATGAAAGTTGAGGAGAAAATGAAGTTCCGCTCGGCAGTTAATTACTCTGTCTACTTATCACTCGATATAATAAAGAACGGTCATGAGTCGTTCTCATTACCAAAATAAGTTCCTTACATTGGTTAGTATAGAAATAAACTTGATTTTAGCAACCTTGTATAAAATAAAATACAACTTGCCAAAATGCCAATCTTCAAAAAACCTTATAAAATAAGGACTTTTTGATGGTCGTTTTTTACATAAAATTTGAATTTTAAGTTCCCTGCTTAGAGATACAATATCTCTGTACGCAAACGATGATAGCAGGTAAAACATCGACATTAATTTACACTTTTGGGCTATACATTACCAGACAATGATCATAAGGTCGTCATTATCTGTCAGGATCGGTAGTCTCTGAACATCCATTCTTATTAAAATATCTTAGCTACTGTGCCTTATCCCGAGCACGTTTCTTATGCGGTAGTTTACCGATATCTTCCTATACGGTAAGAATGTGTGCGGCTGATTAGATACAATCGTATAATACGATATGAATATCAAATTCTTAAACTATTCCGTCTATTGTTGCCAATTCCGTTTCAGTTTCGATATTCTTTTTCGTTCCAGCAATTACTCCTGATACGTGTATTTTAAAACCCCGTATCCTATATATTTGTTCGAAACACCATTTCTGTTTCTTCCTTATATATAGTAGGCTCACTGTCACCCTAATGATTTTGAGATAGGGTCAACCTAGGTTTTTAAAAAGTTTAATGCCAGCAAAGCCAGCGGCAGCAGTTTGCAATAATCCAAAACTACTTACTAATTTATTAACTACATTAAGAACATTTGATAGTAAAGTAATTCCTCCACCAAGAAGGTTTTTATCAGCAAATGTTGTTGAAATAGATTGGAATGAGTTTTTAAGATCTTCTGTTCGTCCTTCCAAACTATTCTCATAAACTTTGTACTTTTTGTCTGTAGATCCAGCAGAATTTTCGGATACTTTCTCGTATTCTTGAGCTTTCTTATAGTTGCCCATTAGGACTAGAAATTGTTCCATATGATTGGTTTTTTTTGTTACTTTATATGCGTTTTTTTGCATAATACCACACAATCCAATATGTGGCGACCAAGAATTTCTTCTTGATTCTGCATCTTCGTCTAAGGGACTAGCTTAGGATTATAAATGCAGAGCAGACTCTATCTTTATCTTATGGATATAAGATATGATGCGTAGGCTGACACATCACTGTGCCAGCACATAGTCGTTACGGATTCTGATATTTTGTTTGTTTAAAAATTCTTTAAATTGTTCTGGTGTATTGTTTCCATGTCCATACATACTATGAAATTGTTTATGTAAATTTCGATCAATACAAATTCCAAGCGGATATGAATTATGCATTTTTAAAAATTCATCAGTTAAATATTGTAATTCTTCTTTACTATAATCGGTAAAGTTTTCTTTTAAAGGGAAATCAATATTCTTTAATGTCTCAGATAGTATCAAATTAAATCCATACAAGTGATGTACGTCATAAATTTTATTACCAGTTATAATGCATTGATTATTACAATGTTCGATTGATTTTCTACGCCATGGTCTAATTTTATGTCTTAAAAATTTTGGAATGTCTTCATAAACACATCTTTCAATTGGATGGTATAATTTCATACGATCTCTTTGCCCACGAACAGCCTCAGAAGTTCTATGTAAATATTGTGCAATTTCCTCATCTGACTGAGTAGAATAATGTTCTAATAAATAATCAATTTCGTTTTGTCCCCAATACCGAAACGAAACAAGTCCATTTTCGTTTGCTTTACAAATAATACTTCCTTTTGGATGTCTTGGTAGCATTTTTTCCATTTCTCCTGGTTGCAAGATATGATAATATTTAAATAGTAATTCCATTTCTTTATCTGTCCATCTTGCCGACTTTTCTAATCGTAATTTATGTGCTTTTGTTCGAATAGCACCAACGGTATATTTACCATGAAATATTAGTTGTGAAATTTCTTCAATAGACAAATCAGACGGATAAGCCTCTTTCAATAAATCTACATCTTTTTCTGACCACGTTTTTCGACGCACCAAACCAAGTTTCATAGCTTTGTGTGCAATCGAATCTTTTCGTTTATTTGGTATATGTTTGAGTATTTCTTCCCATGTAGCTGTAGCATAGTTCTCAATTAAATATTTTTCTTCTTCATCAGTAAATGGATTTCTCCCAACTTTAATATAATCATCTCCTTTTGTGTAAAATAAAAAGACGTGCTTATGCACATCTCACCAAAATATCAGTCTTTCCTCGGAATTCTCTGTCCCCAGCTCTCTTCCGTTACGGCATCATTCTTAACGATATATTTTGAAAGCGTCGTTCATACGTCACCGTATGTTCAGGCACCAATCTTTGTTTACCAGCCATCGCTTTTGCAATTGCTCTTTGAGATACGTCACTGTAGCTAGTCCATTTGCCAGCGACTTCATCAAGCACATCACCGAAATTTCTGAATTTATCTTGTTTGTCTCTTAGGTTAATTCCTTCACCTTTTAAGACTGTTTCTACATCACTCCAAGCTGTTACTTTGTCCTGTAGAATGAGACAATATGACTTCTATATAACAAGAAATAAACTCATTACATAGAAGCGGTTGCGGTACTTCCAAAAGTGTCTTTACACTTGACCGCAACTCCACTTCTTAAGGAATTATGGGAAATATAGAAGTGTGTTCAGACTGTCGCATAGTCATCGAAATGACCTTCTTTCGCTCAGTCGTTCAAGGCAGATATAAATATATCCTTCCTCCTTATTGACCGTTCCCTCGGCTTTTAAGCACATATGAAAATTCATATGATCATAAGAAAGAATTGCCACAGTGGTTTATGTATTATGCCACTGCGCCCCAAATGTCTAGGTCTTCGCCATTATTTTGATAATCTTTAAGTCGTGCTAGTTTGATATTTCCCATACGGGAGAAAATGGCGTTCAAACCAGTTCCGACTGAACTCATACCTTCCTGAGTTGTTTCACCGATAGTTGCTAAATAACCAAGCAATTTGTCCATACTGACACCCGCTAAATTTGCATTCGTTGCAACTTCGGACATACCTTCTGCCAAACCTCCAACATCAGTAGCGGAAGCCATATCTACAGAAGACATTTTATCTACGATTTTCAAGGTATCTTCTGCACTCGTAATGCCATAACCTTTTCTCGCAGAAGTTAAATATTTTGTAGCATTTTCAGATGTTAAATCACCAACCTTGCTCAGTTTAATAGAACTTTCGGCAAGCTTATTAGACTTTTCAACACTTTGCCCCTGTTTCATCCACTCAGTAGAAGAAGCAGCAACATCTGTACCAGTAGCCTTTAATTGATGCCCCATATTTGAATATGTTTTCATCAAATCTTTGGCTTTATCATTGGATACACTAGTAGCCATCTGAAGCTGAGTCATTGCACTATCTACATCATATGTATTTTGCACCATTTCTTGTGCTTTGTTCATACCAGATTGCAAGATGCCATATGTTCCTACGAACTGAGAAATCTGACTAAATCCACGCTTAACTTCTGAAAACATGGAATTTCCAGTCAATCCCCTTGCAGAAATTTCAGACTGTATTTTCTTAAAGTCTTGATTTGCTCCTTGTAATTCACCTTTGGTTGTTGCAGACTCAGACTTCTTTGCAATATCTTCTAAGACATCGCCGTAATCCTTTGCAGCTTTTGTATTGTTCTCTAAATAAGTTCTGATCTTATTTGCTTGGATACTACCTTCACCAGGATTAAGTGCTTTTGTTTGAGTTGAATTGAGAATCTTCATCTCATTATTTAGTTTTTCATATGATTGAATTACTTTCTCATTCTGCTGAATGATTGCATCTTGATTTGCAGTAGTTGGTTTTGCCTGATACTGAGTATGTAACTTTTGTAAATCTTGTACATTCTTTTCATATTCCTTAAAAGATTTACTTGCATTTTTATATTCTTGAGTACCTGCGTAATAGCTATTTAATTTATTCTGCTGTGCGGCTAAATTAGCATCATACGATTTATTTCCAAGATTCCTAGAAACATTTTCTACGTAAGAGTCTTTTTTCTCTTGTTCCTTGAGTGCTTGATTAAACCAGTTACTATATTGTTTTTCTTGTTCTTTGTGTTGTTTTTCAACTTGTTTTTGAACATCGCTCTGAAGAACTTTATTAGGAGAAGCATTTAATAAAGATAAACTACTTGCGGTGTTTTTATCATATTGTTCAAGTTTGGCGTGTGCCTCAATTAACAGATCACGATTCTCAGCGCTTCGATTCTTCTGAAAGTTGCCATACATTCTGTTTAGTTCTTTTCGCTGTTTATCGTAATCAATGACGTTCATTCCAAACTCATTGTATTCTTTGCTGTTATTGTCAACATACCCAGAAAATTGTTTTTGATATTTGCTTGATTTTGATGCAAATTTCTTGGCTTGAATGTCGGATTCAATTTTGGCAGCTTTTTCGTTTAAAGCTTTTTGCTTTGCTTGAAATTTAGCGTTGTTTTTCTCTTGTTCCTTGAGTGCTTGATCCTGCGCTTTTTCTTGTATTTTTGAAACATTTTTTGCATATTTTTTAGCGTCTTTATCTGAAATACCTTCATTTTTTGCAATGTCAGTAATTACAGATGCCATTTCCTCGGCTTGTTTCTTCTGACGACTGATAAGCCCCTTATCAATATTAGTTTCACCACTAGAATAAAACGTCCCAGAAGCATGTTTCATCTGTTTTTGAATTGCAGATTTACTATATTGTACATATGATTTTGCCTGAGCATTTGCTTGTCTTTTGATTTGGTTATTAAGTGTTGTATTTGTTGATCCGCTTGTTCCGACAGTAGGATTAATATGTACGTCCCTGTCTTTTACAAGATCAGCCAACTGAGACTCAACATCGCCCTTATTCAATATTGCTTTAATGACGGCTTGAAAATCCATTTACTCACCTCTTTCATAATTTTGTGCATAATAAAAAGAGCCTATACAAAATAGACTCTTTTAGTTCCAGTATATAATTAACAGACGGTCAGGGAATCGAACCCCGATCTCTGGTTTTGGAGACCAGTATAATTCCATTATACCAACCGCCAGTGAGAGCAATGATCAATTACTTGTTACTTGTTGTTTAACTAATTGCTGTCAAACATGGCTTAAGTACCCATGTACCAGTAGGGAAGTCATAAAGATGTGATAAAACATATTCATGCGCTTCGATAACTGAACCAACATTTACCTCTGTATGTATAACTATTCCTCCGCCATACATACTCCATTCAGCACAAATAAGTGTATAGTAATTTTTTCTATTCTCTATCATCATAACATCATCTCCTACTATATAAGTGGTGTTACGTCATAGATTTTGTTGTGTAATTGATCATTGCGAGTTTGAGTATATCATAGTAATATATTGTATGTATACAGGTATATTTTTCCAATACTATAAATCAGACAAAGAACCTTGTTTTCCTTCTTTAATACCGTCTTTTGTAAAGTATTTTCCGAAGTCATCTTCTGCGGATGAATCGTTGTAAATACCAACCAATTCCGTAGAAGACCATCCAAAGAATTCTTTAATAACATCAATCGGAATATTCTTCTTTGCGAAAGCAGTACAAGTATAATGTCTCATACAATGGTAGTAGAAGTCTACGTCCAACATCTTTGAAAATTCAGCTGTCCATTTGTCAAGATTGGATCTACGATGCCAACCATTTTTGTCTTTCGTTACAAAGATATCATCAATGTCAACGCCAAGTTCTTTACGTTGTTTATCCCATAAATCAATGTATTTTTTAACATCAACAAGGATAAATTTGTTTAACTGCTTACCTAATTTACCACGACCCTTGGTGCGAATCTTTGGCGTTTTATATAAAGCACCATCAAATTCAAGAGCATCTTCGGTAAAATAAGACATCTTCATCTGAATGATTTCAGATTTTCTCATTCCAGAATAAGCAGCAATAGCGATAGCGATAGCACACGCTTTTTCATATTTCTCTTGTTCGACAAGAGTTTTTAATAAGTCATCAACTTTTTCATCTGGCAGAATCGTTTTCTCACGCACTGCCTCATTTGCAGGATTCTCAATCTTATTTACAATTTTTCTGAATCCTTCAAATTCTTCTTCCTCGTCTAACATATTTTCGATATAATCAGATAAAGAAGAAAGACATGATTTAACACGTCTTGTTCGTTTAGGACTCCATCCCCATACGTTAATTGCATGATTTTGAAATTTAGCAATATCACGCTTTGTTAATTTTGCGAAGTCCTTATTTTTATTATGTTCCAGATTCCAACACCAGAAAATATCTAAGTCATTACGATAACCTTTGATTGTACTCTGCGCACGATCAACAGAAGCAAGGTAATCTAACCACTCATTGCCTAAATCTTTGTTATCTGTATTGACCAATGCTAGTTTTTCTGGAGATGTAATCTTGTTATATACCGTAAATCTAGCCAACGGTAAAACCTCCTATGTGTAAAATAAATACAACCACAATATATAGTTGTATTCGTAAAAATGAATCACATATATTGTGGTTGATAAGCATATAAAATCTTGGTTTTATTTTGTGAAATTTACATCAGATTTGATGTGAAAAGAAATTATTGTTTAAATCTTTTTGCAAATGCCTGTTCAGCATATTGTTGAGCTTTTTGCTCTGTACGTTGCCAGAATCCAGAAGTTAATACAATACCAGATCCCCCAGATTCCGCTTCTGAAAAGACGTGAGGAGTAGAATAAGTTCCAGTGTTATAATTGTACCCCTGATCAAGATACACGGTGGCACTAACAGAATCTCCGCCACCAACAACGCCAGTTGTTCTTGCAGAGTTTTTCATCTGATATGTTCTTACATATCCACCTTGCTCTGGCGGTATTGGCTCTCCACCTGCATAAGAAGCAGTAAGCTCTTGGTTAGCAGTTAAGAATGTCTTACTCTCAGCTTCACTTACAGCATCACGCATTTCATTCTGGATTTGTCTCCATAACCCAGCCATTGCGCCCATGTTCCCCATGAGATCACCTTACTTTCTGTCAATAGAAACTACATTATTATTGACTGCATCAGCGGCACCCTGTTTAATTGCTTCGAGTGCATCAATTCTATTTTTCTGAAAATCATCAGATTCAACAACAGCTTTTGTAATGTCTTCGGCAGTAAAGTCAAAGCCATGATCTGCAAAATACTGCATCATCTTCTGAGTTACTTCTGGATCAGCTTTGGCAAATACTTCATTAATATATTCAAAAGCAGGTGCTAAAGCCACGACAGATTCTACTAAATCGTCAACACCTTCGACCTTGAAATTCACATCTTTGCTGTCAAGTTTAATATCAACCGCACTTGCAATTAACTGCTGTTTGATGTAGTCACATTTTTCATCAATTGCAGTTAACATATCTTTAAACTGTACTTTGTTAATATCATTTTCATCAACAAATTCGTCAACATTAATATCTGAAGCAAGTGTATATAATTCATCAATACCAATGCTTTCTAAATCCACGTTTCCATAAAATTTGATAATATTCATCTTGATTCCCATAAGTTTGCTCAGTGGATCATAGTCCATACTAGATATTCCGTTTTCGTCCTGAGTTACAGGAAAAGCAGAGGCTACAACGGCTTCAACGAAATCATTTGCCTCAAATCTATTTAAAGACCCATCTTCATAATGTCTTGTTTCAAAATCAATTTTACCCATAAAATTATCTCTCCATTTCTCTGTTTAACTTCTCAAGCAATTCAGATACATGATATCTGTAATTGACTTTTAATTTTCGACTATTAACAATGATTGGATTAAATTTTGCCAAATCCTTTTCGTTGAATGATTTTTTATCTATAGAAGCAATCATTCTGTCAAAATCATTGATGTGTTGAAAATATGTAGTTTCCATGTTATCTTTCTTTCTAAAATTAAATAAAAACCCTGCGACCATATTTCTGTAACCAACAAATTCTCTTAAACCTTTAATCTGATGATAATGGATTACACCTTTCTCTTCTTTGGTACGTTCAAAAGAAATAGAAGAAGTGCCAACACTTTTCAATTCCAATGCATACATATAAGGAGAGGAAAATAAGAAACAATCACAAGGATTCTTACTTGAAAATCTTAAATTATTACAACCACCAAAAGATTGTGCTTGATCTTTTAAACGATAGTAGAATATGTCTGAAGGAATACTGGCTTTCCAATTTTCTTCAAATCTCTTACCAACATTCTTTGCCAACCTATTCACCTACCTGATATTTATCGTTAATATATTTTCTATAATCAACATATAGTCTGTATGTATCTTTTTTTGGATACCAGAACGCCATAATATCTGCACGTTCAGATGGATAGACCAGAAGTGGTTGTACGCCATGTTCCACATAGAACTTAACCTGTGCCAAACTTGTAACAGGAATGAGTTTTGTGTCTTTATAGGCTTCCTGCAACTGTTCAGGCGTTGTAATTTCTGAATTCAATAAATACACCCTTTCTTTTAAAATCGTAAAAAATAGGGAAGAAAACAAAAAATCATATAATCCAAGTTGTGAACCATATTAAAGTTTTGTTCTCTTCCCTATCTTCTAACTAAAATGTAAAACTATAATATGATTACTGCAATATTTTTTCATGTTCAATATTCCAAGTTAATACACTACTGATTAGTATAAACTAACCAGTAGTGATAAATAATGTCCTTAAATTAAGCTAAAGACTTGATCTGATAGATATCTACAAATTCATCATCTGCATCTGTCATCAGGTCAAATGTGATCTTCAGTGTAATAGGATCTCCCTCAGCTGCGAAAGCTAATTCGATATTTCTCTGAGGAGTAGCTTTGTAGCAAGTGATATGTAATGGTGTTACAACTCCCTGCTCAGATTTCTGGTTGATTTCTGCGTCAACTCTGAAATCAGCTAATTCCTGATTATCGTTAATCTTAACTAACTGAAGTGTAGAGTCATTTACAATATAAGATACATCGTATTTCTTACCAACAGCAATTTCGCTATCTGTTGTAGCTGTAAATACTTTTTCTGCTACGCTTCCTTCAATCTGTGTTCCACCAACGTCACCTTTTCCGTAAACGAATAATGTTCCGTCTTTTGGCTGATCTGGTAATGTAAGTTTTCCTGCTTCTGTAGCAGTGATCGTCTTCATTTCTGCACGATCTCCACCTTCTGTGATTGTACCGTTACCAAAGATAGAGAATAACTCAAATGGATATACCTGAATTTCTGAGTCAAGTGTTCCTTCCATTGGGTTAGCAAATGTTACAGCATCTCTACCTCTCTTTTTAGCTTTTACAGAATCTGCTGTAATATTTAATGTTACTGTATTAGCATAATCAACTCTTAAAGCCTTTTTGCTTGTAGCTAAGTTAGTTAACTCAAATACACCGCAGTCACGGCTTGCATATTTCTTACTAGCTGCCATTTTGTCACATCCTTTCATTAGAATTTTTAAATTTTAGTATTAAAAAAAGACCCATAAAAATAGGTCTTATTTTTCCTCTTTGAGATTTTTCAAATATGAATCTTCTTTAAAGTCACTACCTTCAGTTCCCCAGACGCTGGCATTAAGAGCCATGATTTGATAATTTCTATCAATTAAGATTCTTTGAAAATTATCATATAATTGAGGAATTGTTAACTGACCTACGTTAGTAAAATTAATACTTGGGTGGTACGCACATACAACAGAGATAATATTACCGATATCATATTTAGGATCTTGCTTATCTAAGTTTTTCCCACGAGTACGTTTAGCTTTTGCCTTATCACGTCTACGCTGCATTTGGATAACAACAGGATCTTTTTGCTTTGATAATTCTTCGGATACTGTGCGTTCATTATTGATATTTGAAATTTGCATCAGAATATGTAATACATCATCAAAGATTTCTCGATCAATAACCCCGACAACCTGTGATTCGATTTCTCCAGTTTCTTCGTCCTCATGTGTTTTTAAGATCTCAAATCTTTTTTCTCTTAATCTATACACAACATCTTCAACAAAATAAAAACAAAATGCTCTCACATAAATCCGTATAACATCTGTGTTTTCTGATACCAAATCAAATAATTTAACATCTGTTCGTTCTTCATAAGGTAATGCCAAAAAAGCATCATATTTATCTGGCAGGAGAGCAGAGTAGTAGCTATCTACTGTCAATGTCATATAACTAGCATATTGCATCCATAGCCCTTCACCAATTCTCCTACGATCACTGATTTTAGGTGGCTGAATATGCCCGATTCCAACAGGTATTGGTTCGCTTGACAGTAGCTGTGAATAAGTAAGTTTTACGTCACTCACTTATAAAGCAACTCCATATTTATATCATCAATCCGATACACCATTGTCCTGCCATAAAAGTTAGTGTTCGGCTTAAAAGACTGTAATTGGCTTGTACGAGTATCTAATCTCATAGCCCCGATACCAAATGAGTCTTTTATTGATTCGTCAGTTAAGGCAAGATTGATTGCTTGGCAAATCATATCTAAACGATTGCCAGCGTATCCTTTTTCACGCCATTCTGACCTTTCATCATCATCTAGTTTGATAACATCCCTATGACATACGACATTGATAACCAATGTGTAATCAATAATAGATGTTGATGTACTAGGATATGTTTCCATTAAGATAATAGATCGTGTATCTGTAATGGTTTCATCCATATATGGGACATCTTTGCAATGTCCTAATAAACGATTGTCTTTCACTTGCCCATGTATATTTTCGCCAATTTTGCATCCAAACCAATTATCCTCGAAAGAATAATCCTCATCATCAAGATATGGCATAGCAAGAGTGTTGACATCGTCATTTGTCATTAAAATATTTCCTACGGCTTCTTTGATCAATCCAAGTGAAACCAGAGGATTTTCCATCATTTTTTCTGTTTTCGTCATTGAATTTCACCTATGTAAGACTTTCTATAGTTATTTCAATAGAAGCAGTAGAAGAAGTTCTATCTTTTGCAGATAATTTCAAGATGATTTTCTGACCAACTAATGCAGAATTTGACACAGAGATTCCAATGTTTGAACCAGTTTCTTCTATATTAATGGAGTCTTTTAATTCACATTCAAGATCCCATTGAGGATCTTTTGTAACTATGTTTCCATCTAAGTCTTTAAAAGAAGCGGTAAATGTAGATTTCTTTCCTACAAAAACTTTCTTGTATCTATACTTAATAGTAGCAGTACATGTCTGTTCTATAGTTGGAACATCTGGCTGTTCTGGTTTCTCTGGCTGCGTTGGTTCAGGATCTTTTTTAGGCTCAAAGTAATCACATAATCGCAAGTCTTTTCTGTCTTTCGCTGGGTTAAATTCATCTTTATCAACGATAAAAGATAATACACCACCATGTTCAGTACCAAAATGATATAAAACATTATCATCACGAGTGAATGTAAATACGTCATTTGGAACTTCACGAATATCAAGAAATACTCTTTTTCCATCAAGCCCAAGAGTATCATCGTCTTGCGGTACAATTACCGTATAGTTATTTGACCCAACAAATATAATATTGTTACCTGTTTTACCAACATCATATTTAGATGCCGATTGATAATAAGCCCATCTTTCATGGATATTACCGTCTGCATCTTGCCATTTTACAGTAGACTGACACAACTTCATTGTTGTTTTTTCAAATACACCACATTGTCCAGGTCTTCCGTCTATGATCCAGTAATTATTCTCAAAATATACATACATTCCTGCTTTGGAAGTATTACATGGGAATAGTACAGTTCTCTGCATAGTTTTTAATGCGGTATCAGAATCATTATCTTGAACCACACATCGGATAGTCGTTCTTTCTGATAAATCAGAGTTACATAATTCAACCGTAGAAGCAATGTCTGTATCTAAGATCTCTGCAAATTCATCATCTTTATAATCGTTATATGCATCATTTTCATAACCGCCCGTTAAGTTAGGTCGTGTATTAGGTGTTATTAAATACCAATCTTGCATTTATCGCACCTCCTATGTATAAGCGGTAGGTTTCTGATTGTTTGTCATTTTTTCAGCATTATATTTAATAGCATCAAGCTCATTCTTTGCTGAAGTTTTTGACCCATTATTTCCATCAATACTTAATTCTTTTGTTACAATACTCACTCGTTTATTTACAAGAGAGTAGTAACGCTCCTGATAATATTGATGCATATATTCTGCCATTGTATCTATGACATATTGATCAAGATCTTCTGAAAATTCTTTTGTTTCTACATCGAATGTAAGATCATCAATTTCCATAGAATATCTTGCAATTGCCTTTTTTAGCCATTGAAAAACTAAAGAGTCTGGCAAAGGCGTTTTATCTGCGAACGTAGATTCAAAACTTTGAATTACATCATCTGCGGTTGTCATTATAATCACCTACATCCTATTTCATTTTGTGTCCCGTATAGTTTTCAATGAATCGAATTTTTTCGTAATCGTTATAATTACCTTTTTTAATCATCATCATGACAGCTGATTTTTCAGCACTTGTAACAATATACTCAGAAACTTTGTCCTTAAATGTTTTTGACATCCCTTTATAGGCAAATAATTTTGCTACTAATTCAGGCGTTAAAATTTTCTGAACTTTCTTTTCTTTTTTATTGTCAAAGTCTAACTCTTCACGAGTATCAGCGTCTTCAATATATAATGTTGCATGAGAGCCAACACCATCAATTCCAGTAAAAAGCATATTCCCGTTCTGCACCTGTGAGATTACTTCTCCACGAGATAAACGGGTAGTACCATTTGGTGTGATTGTTACATCTCCTGTGGATTCAATTCGCTGAAATCCTGTTGTCCAATTGGCAAGGCTGCGTACTGTAATTTTTGTTTCCATGCTTAACTCTTTTACAACTTCCGTATTTTCCATCTCTTTCAATTATTTATCCTTTCACAACTAATTATCGTTTACTTGAATTTGTATTTTACAGAATTATACAATTCAATCTTTTCATCTAAATCTTTCGACTTTTGGAATGTCCAATAACGTACACCAGTATTTTTGTTGATGTTAGAAGAAATATAACTTTCGCCTAACCCCATTAAAAAATAGTGTAGTTTTTTGGAATAGCAAAAGTAAATATCGTTCATGGTCTATGTCCTCTATTTAACTAATTAATTGCAAAGATATACAGAATTACCATATATCTTTGCAAATAAAAAAGACCCATAAGGTCTACATTTCTTCAACTATTTACGAATTCTAGTAAGTACCAAGTTCTGTTGACAGTTTCTTGTCTCCAAGTAAACCAATCATATATTCTCTTCCTGGAGCAACTAAAGCACCAACTTCAAGGTCATATCTTGTGATTAACTGACCTGTTGATACGTCTGTTCCAGAAATAGATGTTAATCCGCCTCTTGTTACTGTATAGATTGGAGACTGTCCACCAGCAGGAATTACATATCCGAGTCCCTGTGGTAATACTGTCTGGAAGTCTGTTCCAGCTGCATTCATCAGAGAAGTATCATATGGGTTTGGTAATTCAGAAACAACTGCACCATTGTACATTCCCATTAATCCTGTATCGTGGATTTCTTTCATAACGGCTTCAGAGATACCTGTAACAGCAGGTGTTGTTCCCTGATATCCTGCGAATGCATTAAGCTGAGAAACTAAAGCATAATCACCAGTGATAGTTGGTTTTCCAAAACGTCTTACAGGTGTGATAACTCCATCAACACCAGTTTTTGTTAATCCGTCTCCCTCGAAGAAGTATGTAACTCCATCTGCATGTTTGATTGCTTTGTAGATTGTTTCTACAACATAAGCAGCAGCTTTGTTTCTGATTTGAATAGCGATCTGATTCTTTAACTCGTTTTCATCGCTCATGTCACCAATAGCAGCTTTTCTATAATCTACTGCATAACCAGCAGAAATAGCTACTGTAGCGATAGGTGTTCTTTTCTTTCTGATTACTGGGAAGTTAACATCCTGACCTAAAGCCTGTTTGTTTGCTGGGTTTCCAACAAATTCTGGGATTTCAACTTCGCAAGAATCGTTATATCCGATTGCTTTATAATTTCCATAGATGCTTAATAATTTAGCTTCTTGAAGAATCTGAGGTTCCATTGAGAAACGTCTGATTTCATTTAATTCAGAAACTGCTGATAAATCACCAGCAGAAGCTTTACTATTTAATTCTTTAATATAATTAGCAGCCTGATCCGCTTTTCTTCCGAAAGGCGCTAAGTCTTTTCCGTCTCTCATTGCAGAGAAAATTTCTACTACAGGAGATTTTGTAGACACACGACCGCTCGCAAAGTTCGCATCCTTACGTTCGTTGTTTAATTCAAATGTATACATTTATACTATCCTCCTTTTTCAATTAACTATTTTGATACTGACTGTGTAGCTGGAGCAGAAGCAACAACTCCTACAACAATGCCTTTGTGATTTCCAATAATTTCAGTTACTTCTACATATGGTGCGGCAGTAGCTCCTTTAACAAGATCCCCTGTTGCTGTAGATTTTAACTTGTCACCTTTAGCCACCCCAGTAGGAATCTGTTTTCCATAAATTTCAAGTTCTTTTCCATCTAATTTATCAAGATCTAAAACTCTTAAATCTGATCCTTTTGCGATAAAGTATCTGTCTAAACCTTCGTCGTCACCAACTTCAATATTCATTACTACCTGTTTAGCGTTAGCGGCTAAAGCAAATGTACCTTCTGTTACTGTTCCAAAATCGCCATTATAAACATCCGTTCCTGCAACAGCTTTTACATATGGGTATAATTTCTCGATTTCAGAGATATTGCGGAATTTAATCATTTTTATCTATCCTCCTTATTAAAAAATACTTACATCTTCGTCATCATCAACAACTTCGATAGATTCACATACCTCAGAAAAGATGTCTTCAACTTTTTCTGAATTTGTTTCTGCTGTAGGCTCTGTGGCAGATGCCTGCTTCTCAGCTGCTTTCTGCTGTGCTACAATATTCATGCAAATCTTAGATTTGATAGAGTTAACTTCAGAAGCAATTTCGTTTAATTCGTCAATATTTTCGCAAGAGTTAATATCAGATTTTAATTTGTCGATATCTTCTTTTGCGACTGCTTTTTCGTCTTCATTGAACTCGCTTAAAGCTTCGTCAACTTCACCTAATTTTTCTGCAACTTTAGCTTTTGCAATTTCTTTTCTAAGAATTTCGATCTGTTCCCATGCTGTCTCATTCTCTGTCTTTGTGTCTTCAAGAGCTTTCTGCAATTTTTCGACACTTGCATTAAGTTCGGAAATCTTTACATCCTTTTCTGCGATAACAGAATCTTTCTGCTCAATCACGGAATTCTGCTCAGAAATTTTCTCTTCTAATGCAGATTCTTTAGAATTGATTTCAGAAATTGTTTCTTTGATAGCAGAAGTGATTTCTTTCATATCAATTGTTCCGTCCATTTTCTGTTTGTCCTCCTTGTTTTGATTTTCGTTTAATTCCAATACAATAGAAGAAGTATCAGCTGGGTTCATTACCATATCCCAACCAGAGTGAATAAATTCCACAGGGATTCTCCCTGTTTCTCTCCATCCATTCATATAAACAATTCCTGTATTACCTTTTGCTTTGAAAATTTCTACGCTACCTTCTACGGTAACGCCATTGTTAAGGTCTTCTTCAAGATTTGCAACGAATTCTGGATAACACATTTCATCAAGATATCCTTCACCGCATACACATCTCTTTGTTTCACCTTCGTAATCAATGTCGTCAATATAGCCTCTTGTAAAATGTCCAACAACACTTGCATTTCTAAATGTTATTAAGCCATCTTCGTTGACACCAGTTTCTCCGTGACCGCAGATTATTGTTCTGTTTTCATCTAAAAATTCAACACGAACACTCATATCTGCGATACTGCCGAGCTGTGGCGCACAATATTCCTCTAAAAAGGTAATTCCATTTTTGTTGTATTTTGTTCCGATACCATTTTCTACTGATTCAGGAGGCTGTAATTCGTACAATACGGCTTTAAATGGTCTACGCCCATTCTTGTATTTCTTTTCAGATAACTCTACGATTGCCATGTTGTATCCTCCTTTAAAAAGTTTTGTATAACAAAAAAGCCGATTAAATAAAATCGACCTTTCATTATTGATATTTATTTAGAGTCACTTGGACTTGGGATATTGTTCCCATTATTATTTCTACTTCGAATTGTATTTTCGGTAGGGTTGTCCGTAGTTGGACGACCGCCTTGATCATTTGTATTATTTGAAGAATTAGTATAGGCGGTCATATGTGGTAAATATTTTTGATATACACCATCTTCGATTTCTTCATCTAATACATTAAAATATGCTTCTGGGTTAATTCCTGCACTAGCAACAAGATAAGATAAGGAACCGCTTGCCTCTGAATATAATGTTTTGCACATATCAAAGAATGTCTTGCGATTTACAAAAGAAGTAGGGAAGTAGTAAACTTCCACTGGATTGTTTTGATCTTTAATGACATTTTTGTTAATGACGTAATTTAATTCTTTTTGCCATTCATACACCCATGTATATACTTGGGCGGTGATCATTTCGAGGTTATTCGCTCCAGCTCCAAAATTACCTGATTCCATTGCACCAAGTAAAGAAGCGCAAATACCTAAATCCAAAGAGATTTGATTGCTAAGATTTGATTCATTTTTATCATTAAAAATATCTGTAGAAACATCTAAAGAATTGATCTTTGTTCCTGCGGCAACGCTAATGAAACTTAATCCACCTTTGTTGTTTTTGTTAACTACAGCGGTTTTAACATCATTATGTTGGGCTTCCTGTTGCTTTTTGGTTAAAGCACAAAGTCCTTTTTCTTTCCCTTCTGGGAATGTCTGATAGACAACTTTATTGTTCATGTCATCCAAAACATTTCGTTTTGTGTCTGTAAAATAATCTTTATATAGTACATCCTCAAGAGCAGCAATAACCAATGATCTTCCCCAAGGTTCTGAGTCTTTGCATTTGATTTTTCTACACATTGTTTTATCCGAATTTAATATTAACCAATTGCCGTTTACGCCATTACTTTTCTTGCGATCGTAATACCCTTTCCTGATTTCTTCTGGATACTTTTTAAGTTTTCTTTCCCGTGTATCGTCTGTGAAATCATCAAAATATCTCAAGTCAAAACCAACAACAAATCGCCCATTTTTCTTACCAACAATTTTACAATACTGCCAAGGCAAAGAAATAATAGAGACATTGACACCGATGTCATTTATCTCCATAATACGCTCAACATCAAAATCATTCATGTATTTTGTATGATCAATATCGGATGGTCTTACTTTGGTTTCGAAGTAATAAAACGCAATTCCGTCTAACATCTCGGTATGTAATGCATCTCTAATGAAATGTTTGTCGTCGATTGTCTCAAGGGTAGAGCGCATTAAGCGTTTATTATTTTTTGCCTTGTTGTTATTTTTCTTTTTTGCTTTCGATTTATTGATTAATATACTATCAAGACATGGCAATGCAACCATATAGTCAACAGAATTTGTAACAACTCCGTTTTTTGTATACACAAAATTTGACAATCTAATGGCGGTTTCGTGGTTTTCAATTGGATTTCTTAAAACACTGCGTATTTCTTTTTTATTAAAATAATCATAAACACCACATTGAAAGATAGCGTTAAATATATCTGTTGTTGTATATTGATAACTGTTGTATTCATATGTAGTGTCTTGCTTTACATTTTCTTCCATTTTCCCTCCTTCCATTAGTTTACAAATGTTGCGTATCCGTATTCTTCATCTGTAGTTGCCATATCTAATTCCAACTGGTCTATAAAATATGACCCGTAACTACATGAAGAATATCTATCTTTTCGGTTATTTCCACGTTCCTTAATTCGGATACCACCTGTGGTTAGTTTTTCATATTGTAATTCTGCACATTCACTAACAAGTGCCTGAGTCTCTAAGAATGGTCGCTCAAAGTCAAATACATCATCGACTTCAATAGCCTGTCTGTACTCTTTGTTCTTAGAAAGAATTTCCTCTTTTGCGGTTTCAAAATTAACAAGAAAATCAATCTTTCCTTCGACCAGATTCTTTCTGAAGTTCATAGCAATATCACTGTTCAGGTTTTGTGTACCATTGATAGCATAGATGCATGGTTTTGCGTCTGGATCTTGACACAATCTACCGTATTCATCGTTGTTCATACATTTTAATGGGGCGTATTCAACACTGCGATCTTCATCGTATAGAACTTTTTGTAAAGAATACAGAATTTGCAAACCTCCGTTACGCACATCAATTACTATATAATCAGCGTTAAAATCTTCATATAACTGACGTATTCTAATTGCCTGTTTCGTTGTATCACCTATCTGGTTAGATTCTATATAAGGGAATTGTCTACGATATCCTTGTTCCATTTGCTTATCGCCATACGTCATTGTTTCTGGGATAGCACGAATACAAGAATAAACTGAATTGTCGTTCTGAGAACCTGCTACGAATGCAATATCGCCTGCGATAACTCTTACCTCATTGTCACGTTTAGGGATTGCATAGCGGTTTTTCTTATTGATTTGAACATCCAAATTATTTCTTGGATAAAAGACTTGTTTTGAAATTTGCCGATTCATCAGCATAGAATATGTAAAATATGCAGAATCAGATTCTTTGATTCTAAGGTTTAAGAACTCTACCTTCCAACTGGTAGGATCTTGCTTTTTCTTTTCTTTGATCAACTGTTGTCTTGTTTTGAATCCATGTTTTAGGCATATGCTTTCGTCGAATGCTAATAGCATACCCTTCCCATGTTTTAACATTAATTCATAATTCATGTCTACAATTGTCCACATCCAATGTGTAGGGTCTTGCCAAGATGAGCTAATATAGATATCAACAGGATCTTCTTGCAAGATTTTCGCTAAAACTGGATCATCTTTATATTGTGGAAGCTGTATATAACCTGGCTGACGTACCATCTGAAATGGAGAAATGACATTATCTTCAATGTTTTTCTTAATCTGTCTAAACTCTTCTCTAATAGCAACATTTGAACGAATACCACGGGCGTTATCATTCGCTGTGAACACTTTAATTGTAGATCCACTACGGAATTTAACAACAACGTCTTGTCCATTGGTCTTAACGTATTCAATTTCTGCTCTTAAAACAGCGGATTTCTCCATTAATTCACCTTGAATTTTTTCAGTAATAATCAATTTACTCTGTCCACGAGTAGCAGAACCAATAACAACTTTTGATCCTGGATAAAGAATTGCTCTACAACATGCATATAAGGCAATTAAGAATGATTTTGCATCATTACGTGCTGCAACAATACAAATTGAGTTAGAAACACCCATATAATATAGTGATAACTGTTGATATGGATATATTGGAATTTCTAAGTAATCTTGCACAAATCTGTGTAAATTTTTCCTAAAAAACGTACACCATGCTAGTGTATGCATAACATTTGTTGGATTACTTAAATAATGCGTAGATGGGAATTTTTTATACAATTCCTTTTGATATTCATCGGCAGGAAACTGTTCAATCATTTTACTAAGACGTCTGGCAGCAGTCTTTTTACTTACTTGTTTATTCATCGTCTAAATCCTCATCATCAGGAATAAAATATTCCTTATCTCTATCAGAAGATCCATATTGTAAATTTCTTAATGGACGTAACATAAATCTGTCCACATAGTCTGCCAAGTCATCATAGTCTTCATATAATGGTTTATCTTTGTAAAATTCTTCGGGCGTATATTTTGATATAGTAGCCAATGTTACTCCAAGAGTGGTGTTCTGACTTTCATCTTTTTCTTCGACTGTTTTTAGACCTGCATCGTTGAATGTTTTAGAATACTGACTGCTAAGGTCGATATATTTCTTTGAATCACCTGCTTGTAAAGCACGTATTTGCAACATATATAAATTACATAATGATTTTACGAAGATTTCTTGGTTTTGGTCAATGTTTGGATTATTGTCTTTTAGCATATTATAATGTTCATCCAGATTCTTATAATCCGCCTGTGTAAATCCAGCTCCCCATCTCTTAGTAGCTGAACCAGAAATAGATATGTTATCATCATTTACAGCTTGTTCTGCACTCATAACATGATCATATCCATCTTCATAAAATTTCGTCTTCATTCCATCAAGATATGTATTACCAACCTTTGTTGTCTGATGAAGATTACGCTTTGAAAGATATTGTGAAAATGTGATTGGTTGATTTTCAACCTTTGCATTTTTGTATGCGTCAACATGAAACACTACATCAAATTGCTGACACACATGCTTAATTGCGTGGACTTCATTTCCATTGTAGTAATTAATCAACTTCTGTAGATATAAGTCCATACAATCATTACAGATATTGATATACCCATCATTACTCTGGTATAAAGGAGAAGGAGATTTAGCGAAATGGTTTCTCTGATTATCCCAACTCTTACCACAGCATGTGCATTTATATTTTTTATCTACCCTAGTAGGTCGCCTTGGCATCTCAAATTGCACGTCTCTATTAATGTACATTGGGGCTTTTACCAATTCTTCTGGCGTTAATTCTCTTGCCATAAGTCCCTCCTTTCCTTATATAATAGAAGAGCAGTAGATGATATCATTCACCTACTGCATATAATTCATAATATTAAAATCTCCAAAGATCCTTTAACAGATATTCGAAAGGCAACATAGTTGGCAAAACTTCAAAATGTTTATCTTCCATAATTTTAGCAACGATATCCAAGTCAGATACATCTTCCTTGCTGATCTGAATATCATCTTCATCTTCATATCCAAAAAGCCAGATATCAGAATCAGAGTAGAAATTCAACACAAAATCTACAATATCCTGAGTAACCTCTTCTTGATATAAGTAAATGGAAGTTCCCTGTAAAGAATCATTATATTTATCATATAAGAAAACTCTCAGACTTCCATCATCAAACATTTCAAGACAATATGTGGCATCGTCTTTTTCCATATTAATCTTATGTGGAGCATAGTCAAGTTCTGACATTGCAATGGACAATATATAACGAATTGTCTCAGCGTTTGCAATGATATCTACACAATTATCTCCATCGACCAACTGATCGTTAACTGTAAATAAAAGCTCAATTTGGTCTTCGAAATCTGTAATATTCAAATCCTCATATTTGTTATATTTATCTTTATAAGAAATAACAATCACTCCAATCTTATTTGTTTACTGCATCTTTTAATGAAGCAGAAATTTTGAATTTTGGAGCTTTCTTAGCAGGAACATTGATTGTTTCACCTGTTCTTGGATTTCTTGCAACATGAGCTGGTTTATCTTCAACAGTAAATGTTCCAAGTCCCATTAAACGAACACCTTCTCCAGATGCAATTGCATCAACGATGCATTCAACAACTCTATCTAATTCTTCTTTTGCTTCGATCTGAGTTACTTTACGTCCTTCAGTTTCTGTTTTCTTTGTTGCGATTGATTTTACTAATTCTTTTGTTGTAATCATAGTTCGATTCTCCTTTTTGTGATTAATGTTTTATTTTTAACTAATTTCTACGACTACTCACTTTTGAGTACCCATAAATATTTATAGAAATGGAGCAGAAGAAGTAATATCCTCTGCTCATAATAGGCAGTCTGTCCGACCTGTTTTGAGAGATTGATCCTAAAAAATGACTGCCGAATTGCTAATTTAACTGTATCTTGAATGATGCTGTATGCCCTTCACGTTCTGTGAACTCAAATAACTTGCAAGCACTCTTTGACCCTTTAAAAATACTGTCTGCGTAAGGATCACTACCTACAAAGCTTGGACATACTAAAATTTCTTTATCGCATGTAATACCTTCACTTAGAGATTTTTCAAGCATTCCGTGGTAATGACCAACCAATAAGAAATCAATATCTTCGTTATATATAGACTCCATATTTTGAATGGCGCTATCAATTCCTCTTAAAGTATGTCCATGCATTGCAACCATATTAAAGCAAGCGACAGGAATGTGAATACAATCAGATTCCAGATCAAGATGTACTTCAACACGATTATTGTTTGCCAAACATTCATTGATATAATTTCCAATAATATATTCAAAGTCTTCCGCACATAATTCAGAAGCTCTTGTTCCTATAGGTCGTGTTTGGCTATGGTTGCTTCGACCTACGCAATAATATTCAATTTCAACATATTTGGATAATTCATTTAAGAAATGTGAAATGATTTTTGAGATATCAACAACTGCCTTAACAACGGCAGAGTCGTTGAGCTTAACGTCAGTAAGACGTAAGATACCTTGAATATCATCACCTAATGTGACGACTTTGAGTTTAGAAATGCCAAGTCTATGTATCAGCACAATGGTCTTAGATAATAATTTTTGAAATCTTTCAATGCAAATTTCTGGAGAGTATTCGTTGTTAACACTCTTAAATACTGCATTATAATGAATATCTGCAATAGAAAGCACATATCCTTTAGATTTATCTTCAACTCTCAGAGGTTTGAAGTCTGGGTTTGGTAGCATCTGAATTGCTTCAGCCACATATTCATTGAACAGCTCAAAACGACTTTCTTGGCGAGAAATACGATTTCTTTCTAAATTAACTGTCTGTAATTTCTGTCGTTCCTTACGAATTTTTTCATATAATAACTGATCTTCAGATTTTTCATCGTTACCAGATTTTTGCTTGCTGCGAAAATAAGCATCTCTGAATCTACCACCAAATGGAGTAGAAGAGGACTTGCGAATTGTATCGCTTGCACATTGTACATGATATTTTTCTTTAATTTCCTGCCAGTCGATATCAACTACACCGTCAAGTTTTGAATCAATATCTGCACAGACAGCCTCATATGTTTCTGGAGTTAATCCGATTTTTGCTAATTCTTGTTCAAAATTAATACTGATAAATCTTCACTCCAATCTATTCTTCATCAGAAGGTACGTTTAATTCCAGATCTTCATCCGGCTTTTCTTTCATCTGAAATTCACCATATTTTCCATCAAAGTCTTTTAATAAATCTTTGAAAGATACATTTCCTTCTTCTGTTTCAATAACTCCTTTTTCGATGTCTACATAACCTGCCGCCTTAACTGTGACAGTAGTAGATTTTTTATAAGATAAAGCTTTAGCCATATTTATCCTCCTTTAAACTAATGTGAATTTTTTTAATTATTTGTGAAATACCTCTACACACTTGATTAAAAATGTGGTATAGTGTAAATAGAGGGAGTTTAAGCATTTTTATGAATAAAAAATTAAATGATTTCGTCTACAATTCCAAGGCGAAGCATTTCATCTGCATCAAGCCATAATTCCTGACGATATACTTTTTCGTACATTTCTTCATCAATATTAGAATGTGAAAGTACATACTGTTTAATTTTCTCTTCGTATTTCTGTGAAAAATTAAATAAATCTCTTACAGCATGAGCTGTTCCGCTAACAGATTCTGATCCACTATGAAGTAAACCTACGCTAAATGGATGACATACGGTTTTTACATTTGGATTATTATGTCCTGCCATAGCAATATGTAGCCCCATACTGGCTGCCATACTCATAATGTGAATCGTAAGTGGAGTTTTAATCTTTTCAATAACATCAACAAGATTAAATCCTCTATATACATCGCCACCAGGTGAATCAAGAATAATTGTAATAGGTTCTCCAGAGCCATCATTATCCATCTCAATAAGTGGCAAAACAGCGCTTTCAAGGATAGTATCGCAAATGGCTTCATTCACAATAATTTTGCGCTGCTGTAAATTTACATAATACTGATAATCTACTACATCTGGCAGTCCACCGCCAAATTGTTTTAGTAAATCTTTAATTGGAAGTTCGAATTCTATATTCAACAGTCCTTTCTATAATGAAATTTTCAAACTTGAATTTGCAACAATAACTCGTGTACTTTTGCATTTCTTTTCAAGTTCAGAAGTTAATTTCTCTTTTAATGTTAACTTTGCTTTTTCTGATCCATGATGTAATACAATTCGATTTGTGTTAATAGAAGAGTAATAATCAAGAAGTTGACAGAATGGAGCATGTCCACTAAGAGATTTAAGTGAGAAACTTGCACATCTACAAGTATATTGTTTATTATCTATAGAGATCGATTTAACATTTTTGTCTTTAAGTAATGCAGCTAAACTTCCTGGCGTACTGAATCCTACAAATAGAACAGTGGCGTTAGAATTTGGAACTGCCTTTTTCAAATGGTGTCTAATTCTACCATTATTACACATCCCAGATGTAGACAATATTACACATGGCTCATTACTGTGTACCAATGCTTTACTAGATTCTGCGTCACGCACAAATACTAAGTTATCCCAATTTAATACCTCATCAAACAATTCTAATTCATCGCCAGATAAGATTTTACGATATTCATTGAAAATATCAATTCCTAACGGTGTATCAATATACACTTTATAAGGAAAATCATAGTCTTTCATGACCTGATAAATCATTGTTGTGAGAAATTGAAGTCTGTGATTTGCGAAGGTTGGGATAATGACTTGTCCATGCATTTCGCATACCTGTTGTGTGATAATAGAAAATAATTTTTCGATATCATTATTTCTTTCTTTTTGCCCAGTTTTTAAATCTGGGCGATCGCCATAAGTTGACTCTCCGATGACTAAATCTGCATGATCAACAGGAGTAAACTTATTGACGTAATAATTATGTACTTTAGAATTTCCAATATCTCCTGTGAACAGTAATGTCTTTTCAATATTGTTCTGTTTGAGATACAATAAAATTTGTACACTACCAAGCAAATGTCCATTTGGAATAAGCATAAATGATAAAGTGTCATCAACAACAATTTTTTTCATCACAGGATATTCAGAAACATAATTCATTGTATGTTCTACATCTTCAATAGTATACAATGGATCATAATTCTTCCCATGTTGATTGTTAATTAATTCTATATCTCTTTCAATGATATAAGCAGAATCTTCAGCCATTCGATGCATAATTCGATAATTGTCTTGTGCAACAATCATTTTTGCAGAACATCCCTCTTTATATAATCTTGGGCTTAAAAATACGTGATCCGCATGGAGATGGGAAATAAAGATATAATCAATGTCTTTTGGCTTAAATTCTTTGAACCTTCTCTTGTTTGCAAGAAAATCATCATATTTACTATTTGACTGATGTAAACCAGCATCAATCAAAATGTTGTGAGTATCTGTTTTTACATAAACCATAGAACCAGTAACATCCATGGCAGCAGGTTCATCTACAAATGATACTCTGATATTGTTTTGTTTTTTCTTCATAGAGAACACCTATCTTTCTCTATACTTCTTTAGAGCTTTCATTATGCTTCTTTTCTCACTTGCATAGTAAGTAGGATGTCCAGAATACGTCTGATGAATATCAGATTTGTCTTTGAATCCTTTTGAGCGGAGATAGAAAGCTTCATTTTTGGTGATCTTAATTATAGAAGATCCCTCCATTTCATAAAATATTTCCAGTGATGCTTGACGCTGCATATAGCAGTCGTCGTACATATTTACTGGATTTGGAAAGCTGCCGATCAGACTTGAACTGATAACCTGTCGCTTACAAGGCGACTGCTCTACCAATTGAGCTACGACAGCAGAAAGGAGTAGCGGATGAATTAATATCCACCCACTAGGTGCTAACAATGAAAAAATCTTTGTTGAAAAAAGAACTGACCACCAAACAGCTCTTTGATTGTACAGGTAGGATTTGAACCTACGATCAATAGTGACATTACGCTTCTTTTACATACTGCCATTTATATCCATATGCAGTTTTTCTATTTCCTCTTGCACAAGCAGCTACATTTTCGTGCCTGAATCCTAATGATCGTTCAATTTCTCTGGTACTATTCCATATTTTTACTAATTCATTATTTTTATTGTATTGAGCAGTTTTCTTTGAAAATGTTTTCCTCATTGTATCGGAATATAATTTACTATAACCTAAAACAAATGACGCATGTTGTATTTGTTCATATACTGTAGCCCATTCTAAATTTTCAACATGGTTATTTGCCTTATCCCCGTCTATATGGTTAACTGTGCTTTTCTTTTCTGGGTTATCGATAAAGGTCGAAGCAACAGCTATATGAACTATAATATTTTTTATTTTTCGTTTATTATTGACATATCCATTAAATATGCTAGTTCTGCAATATCCCTTTTTATCAAGATAAAATTTTCTGTTGATTTTATTTATCTTATGTCTAATATTTCCGAAAGTAGATACTTCATATCTATTATATACTTGATCGTGATATTTTAATGTTTTCCAAATTTCTTCCATACACAATCTCCTTCAAAACACAATAGTAACTGTTTAGCTATCCTCTTATAATTAATTGTTAAAATAAAATTCAGCCATACATTGCTCTAAATAATTAGGTTTAGTTTTACTTTTAATTTTAAATAATTCATCTATTCGTTTATTTACCATTACGCCACTGCGCAAGAAATGGTAGGGACACGAATGTCTCAGCCTAAATGAATTATTATGATGATTTTTAATAGCAGAAGACGGATTCGAACCGCCGATCTTCAGGGCATGAACCTGACGAGATAGACCAAACTTCTCCATTCTGCAAACAGGGATACCTAGACTTGAACTAGGCTCGAGACAGTCAAAGTGTCTTGTGATACCGCTACACTATATCCCTTTGGGTATTTTTGTATAAAATACAAAATTCCTACAGCTGGATTCGAACCAGCGACTTTCATCTAATGTTATCCTTGCTGTGATGACCCTCTAGCCTCTGAGGTATGTAGGAAAGCTGGCTAGGCAAGACTTGAACTTGCAAACCGCACGGTTAACAGCCGTGTGCTCTACCATTGAGCTACTAGCCAATCGAGCTGACATGACAGGAATCGAACCTGCAACACCAACGTCCGTAGCGTTGTGCTCTGTCCAATTGAGCTACATGTCAATAACGAATATGTATTTGCCTCTCATACGTACACACTGGCGAGACAATACATATTTCTAAAAAGCAACAGTGTGTAAGTATTGCTTTTCTAGGGCGAACTGAAGTGATGAACTCCATCAGAATATCAGTAGAGGTACAGGTTACCAATATTCACCAGCCATCAGGGCATTCGCATATTTTTTTGATCTGCGCATCGTATGCCTCTCAGATCTAGTCGTCCCTGTTGAGGGAATCGAACCCACTCGTGACCGAAGCCATCTGATTTACAGTCAGATCCGCCTCCTTAGCGGGATAAACAGGGATATAAGCCCGTGAGCTCGAAAGACATCACAGGACAAACTAGCGCTGCGACTCAGACTCGAACTGAGACACCGTATCACTACGGCTACTAGTAGTTTTCAAGACTACTGCCTTACCAAAATTAGGCTTATCGCAGCTGAAACGTGCATGAGAGGCTACGACCCTCTGTTACGTGCATTCCCACGTAAGCCTGATTAGCAATCAGGTGCATTAAACCAGCTCTGCCACATGCACATTCTGTATCTGTATTAATTTCAACAAAACTAACACAAATTTTAGTGAGTGATTCCTCCTCACTTTTGGCATACTTATTCATACAATAAGCGAAATATAACATTTCCAGAATATGCCATACACTTAATTGTGTAATTTTTGTAGACAACTCCATCAAAAAGACACACATTTCTTGTGCGACCAAAACACCTTGGATTAGAGTATCGCAAGTTTCTACACGAGATCCACCTTGTACTTCGGTACCACTCTTTCAACGATTTGTGTTTTCTTTTATCAGCTAATAGCCTAAATCCACCGATCTTAGTCGGATCACTTCATTTCTTGTTGGGCACGCAAGGTGCAATGTTTTATAATATGGTAAATTACTATACACTTTCATCTTCTTCATCATTATCTGAATTCAAAGACTCATATTTTTCTAATAATCTGTCAAGATATTCATCAGCAATTTCTTGCATTTTAGTGAAATAACCAACAACATCCATGATGAATTCTGGTGGAAATCCGTGATCTCTTGTGTAAATTGATTTTGATTGCTCAATGTCAATCGTATTTCCAATCTCTGTCAGAATCAGATGATATAAAGTTCTACGCTCAATATTCATAAGATCACACAATTCTCTTAGACGCTTTCTATTTTTTAGATACCAAGTATTTGTTGCTTTTGGCAACTCTATATCACTTGTTGGCTGAACAATAATAGAAGAAGTTGTATTCGGTTGAGTCGCCACTACTGTATATGTACCAGTCTTGCGAAGAGACGGTAAAACTTCAGATGTAACCCATTTCTTGAACTTTTTAGCGGATTCCAGTTTACTTCCAAAAATAAGAGAGTAAACGCCAGATTCGTTAACAACCTTCATCGTCTGTGTTCCGCCAAGGGTGCCCTGAATTGGGGCGTCCTTTTTATCTTCGTTATCAACATGGGAAGAAATAGCATTTCGTGCCTTAGAATATCCAAGACATTCTGCAATATCCTTGCCAACAAACCAAGGATCTCCATCAATTGTAAGAGTTCTCACATTACCAAATTCTTCGTTATTGAATGTTGTAATTGCTGTTGTATTCATAATTATTTTCTCCTTTAATATAATGTACAGATGACATTTCGCCACCTGCCAGAATAATAAATGGAGGCTCGGTATTTATCCGAGAAAATATCCATTAGTCGGTGTACACTACTTGATGTGTACATGAGTTACCGACAAATAATTTGCGTATGCACTAAAAGGCGTCCAACACATTTGAAATCAGAGTTATATTGCTCCTGTAAATTCTATGGTAAATGTCTATACGCAAGCCCCAAACATACGAGCTTTATACCTCTGTGTTTTGCATAGCGTCCCATGCTCACCAAAATATCTTCATTAATGCTCTATAGGCGATATTTCTTACGTGTGATAAAATTAGCTTTTTGTTACTTTACCACATATACTTTACGATACTTTTTGCCGAATCTCTTGACCTGTGAGTGGGAAGAGAAGTACATGTCAATGTGTTTTCCTTTTACTCCGCCACCAACGTCCTGGGCGATATACCAGTGTCCATTGATTCTGACCTTAGTACCTAACTTAATTTTTCTCCTATCAACAGAAATGGTTCTGCCTTGTTTTGCTCTACGACCTGAAGCAGTTCGGTTGCCCCAACCGCCAGAACATGACCGACAACCGCAGTATGCAGTAATCTTGTATGTTCCCAAACATTTGACTTTCTTATTTTTCGCAGAGACAGCAGTAGAAGTAGTGAATCCTCCAACCGCTAGTAGCATTGCCATAACTAATGTAATAATTGAAATTTTCTTTTTCATGATTTCTCCTTTGGTTGCTTTTCAGTTTCCTCTGGAGGTCTACTATATTAATAGAACAGTTGCAAGTCTCGGATACCATCTCTGATTTTTTGTTTTTGATGACATAGACCTCGGAACTCACGGTGTGAAATTTCTTTAGCTGCAAACAGCGTGAGCATTTACACAAAGTGCAAATTGGTACTTTGAGAGTTTATCTGTTCTGATTAATCTTATCTTTATACCAGCGAGTTATTTTCGGAGTGATTTTAACTGTTGGTTCACTTTGGACTTTAATTCCATTGGGCAGATTCCGTTCTTTTTTATTCACAATTTTAGACTCTACGCTTAGTCCGTCCATAATATGAATTTTTTTAATTTCACAGTCATTTACGGAAGATAATTCATCGAACAAAATATCTTCGGCAGAACGAAAAATCTTTTTAATTATTTCCTGAGAAATATTTTCCCTTTTTGCAATCATTTTATAAAAATCAAGTTTAGTTATTATCATCATCTACTTTCTTAAAATTTTAAAAATTGATGTGCATATGAAGAATAATATATGCTTCTCCATATACACACATTTCACCAACCGTTTTTTTCGGATGTTTGTCATTTTTTTAAAAATATTTAGCCGAAAAAAACGGTTGTTTTTAACCTAATATCAAAAGCTAACATTATGTATTTTGACGTCTTTTCTTCATTAATTCCTTCTGAAATTGTTTTCTAAAAACTTTCTGACAAGAATCACATCGTACCTTTTTGGCATTACGAACGTACACTTCAAATAGTTCTCCACAATCAACGCATTGTACTTTTTTTGTTGGTTTGATTACAACATGATGTTTTAAATTTTCAACAATGTATTCTCCATACACAAACCACAACAATTGTTTGTATCGTTTGTTTTTAGAGTACAGATGTTTAACCAACATGTCTGTGATTTCAATTGCAGAGTATCCAGTCTTTTCAAATTCTTTTAAAATCGTCTGCTTTACAAATGAATCGTTTGCCACACGTTCATCAACAATAATGAATTTATATCTGTACTGTTTATTCAGTCGATCATAGATTTCTATGACATTTTTATCAACTTTTGTATTAACATCGAACATCATTTTATCGTATTCAATTTCATCAATCTTAAGTTTCCGTGTATTAATCTGCACATTCGGAACAATGTCATACAACTTATTAACAAAACTCTGATTTCGTTCTTCTACCTGAGATTCCATCTTGTCTTTTGCATACACAAAAAAGTGAGGAAGTTTCTTCTGTGTAAATTTTGCAATTTGTTTAGCAACCTTTTCAGGACGAACAGGCTTGTATAAAGTTTTTGCATAATCAATAACGAAATTATTTTCCATACACAAAAGTTTTACGGTGTCGATGGCTTCTTGTTTATCTTCCTCAGACCCATTAACAAAAATATCACTGTTCCAAATCTTTGTAATGTTATTGCTATAAGGTCCGATATTACCTCCAGTAAACGCATGAATCAATCCATTATAAATATTTTCTGGAGTAATCAAAACAGATTTTGCTTTTTTCATTTCATAATACAAAGGTACAACATTATTCATATTTCTTTCTGCAATATCAACGAAATTTTTATCTGCGACCACCAATGCCTTGTCTCCATCATTGTCAAATTGTAAAATTCGTGAGATTAAATCATGCACGCTCGTATACAACGCATTTGTAGTAAACCATTTTGAAATTTCGGCTTTTCTTTCTCCGTATGCATCGTAAGCAATGTTAAATCTTACTGCATGTTCCTTATATAAATGAGGGCTTCTCAGACAATCAAGCTTATCATTTTTAGGAAACATCTTGCAGTACACTTCATGATCATCAAGCAATCCTTTAGGATTTTCAATATGCCCAAAGTAGTATTCACAAACTGCATATAAATCTGGAATTAAGAAAGTATATTTTCCATAAACATCTAGTTTTCCACTGCGATATTTCTTCAGCATACTATTCTTAATTTCTCTGATAGTGTCTTTCGCATATGTATCATTTAATAAATTTGGATAGATTTTTACAGCTTCCTGAAAAGGTGTCATGTGAGTATTATATGGATTGATTCCCAAAGTTCTCTGCATATGTTGTACAGAATCACAAAGTGTAGAGATTTTTTTAACTGATCTTTTACTCAATGTTTCAATTTCTGTATCTGTAATATCAGTGAGCGTCTGTAACATCTGATAATTTATAGAAGCATTTTTTATGTATTCTTCCTCAACATTACACAAACCTGCGGTACATCCAAATTCGTGGTAATATTGTTTATATTCTTCCCATGAATCATAATATTTCCACATCTTAAACTGGCTTTTTGTGAAAATGATTTTAATATCTTCTTCAATCACATTATGTTCTTTGCCGTAAATATCTGTAATAATTGGCGACCAACCTTTTTCTTTGATCAGCTCAATAAATGCAAATTTCCCAAGAAGTCCTTTGATCCAAGGGATACGCACCATTGCATTTGCATTTAATACACTTGGGTCTGCGATTCCGCATCCGTCCATGTGAGGAATTGGAACAGAAGAAGAAACCCTCTTAATTTCATACGTCTTATCATCAATAGAATCAAAAAGTCCTGAAACCATAGTCTCCATATCATCTACAACGATTGATTTGTCAATGTCAAAATCTGCCCATAAATCAGTCGCTGAATTAGTCAATGCAAGGTAGGCTAAGTGTTTGTTAACATTGTTCCCTTGATGTTTTTCATCATTAATTTTGTCGATTGTGAGTCCACACATTAATGTTTTCTCATATTTCTGCCATGTTTCTTCCTTGATGAATACAGCTTTTTTTGTACGAATCTGACCAGCAGAAGAGGTGAAGTATCTATATTTTGTAATTACGCCATCTTTATCGCAGTAGTTCATACCATGAAAACAAAGATCTTTGAAAATATCGAAGTAATATACTTGGACAATAACTAAATCTTCGCATAACATATCGGTTTCTGCTTGAATTGTCCTGCTTAAGAATGACTCAAACAGAGATACAGTATTTGTATCATTCAAATCTTTTTCATAAAAACATCGAATTTTTACTCGATCTTCATGCTCATGCTTTGCAAGATTTACATTTGTATCAACCGCCCGCTTGAGCCTTAGCAGTAGTTTTTCTTTGACATCTTTCGCAGGGAAAGTTTTATAACTTTTAAGCGTTGACCAATATTGGATCTGATCAAGTATATCATCAGACTGTCTTAGCTCTTTAAAGTTTTTATCATATATGGTGTCAATAATATCTTGTCTACGCATATGAATTGCTTCGATATTTTTAATCTGCTGATCAGAAAACCCTTGCCTTTTTGCTTGTTTTTCTAAATCCTTTAATTGATTATGTATTGCTGCACGTTCCTGCCGAATGTACATATTTTGCTTATGTAAAGCCTTTTCTTTTTCTGTGTAAAAATGCCCTGTATCCACAGAATGTACATGTATCTGTTTATCTAATGCCATTCTACTCATCACCTTCGCTTTCTTCAAAAATCATGTCTGTCATCCGTTCTATTTCAGTTCTTGGTTTCCTGAAAGCGTTTTTATGTAAACTTCCTGCTTTGATCTGGCAATAAATATCTTCCGTAATCATTTCTCTGGTAGCAGCAGAACGACACATTCCTGCGCAAAACAGTACGGCACCGCCAATCAGAATCGTAGATAAAACTATCATTCTACTACACCTCCACTGTATTTGACTTACCGCTTAGGTAGTCACCTGCACATTCAAGAAGCTTGTAGATAGCATCAGCAGATTCAATATGTATATCAAGATCACCAGCTGTTTCAAGCTCAATTACCTTAGCCATCAGAGCTGTTCTAAGAGAATATCTCTTTGCTGTGATCTGTAAATCATCTTCAAACTGATGCCAGATTGGGAAATCTCCTGTCTCTTTGGCAATTGAAAGCGTTACAGTAAAAGTTTCGTCCTCTTTACCATTTTCGTCATTATGTCGGGCAGTAGCCAAAATTTTATGCTTTCTGTGATTGATCGGAATCTCAATGGTTGTCCCAAGGCTTTTATAACTGCGTTGTGGACGATTCTTTTTCTTCATTGCCTTCTGTTCTGCGTATTTTTCTTTATTAAATTTTCTGGATTTCATTAAAAGTCTCCTTATTTATGTATTTGTTTAGTTTAATTATTAATTTGTGTTTATTATGTATTTCAATAATTCTTGCTTACTGTTCTGGTAAAATATTTTTCTCAATCTTTCGCCAATCGTTGGGAAGAGATACCTTGAAATAAATGCCACGGGCACTCTTGTTTTCTTTGACCATTTTGCATATCAGCGTGTGCTTGTGAAACCGCAGCAATTCTTTCACCTGATACCATTTGAAACAATAATCAGTGCCACCTGATCGAATATTGCTTAAAATATCGTTGATGAAAATACGATAATACTGGTCATGCGTTGGCTTATAGACTACAGAATCTGTTGTACTATCTCTTGCTCGAATACCATCATTTCTTTTTAATCTTTTCTTTGAAGAAGGAGTAGTGCGTAGTCTCTGTGCTGCAAGTTTGACTGCGAACTGTTCTTGTGTAATGTTCTCAAATGAGATACGATCAGAAGTAGCCAATAAGTCTTTGAGTTCTGTATTTAATTGTTTTGTCATGAAAATTTGTTAGATCCTTTCGTTATGTATATTATTGTTTAGTTAATTTTTAATTTGTGTTTACTTGATTACTCACAATGCTGCCAACAAAGCGATTAATCAAGGTTTTCTAAATCAGAAGAAGCATTAGTTGCTTTCCCAAATTCTCCGTAAGGTTTTAACTGTAATTTAATTTCTTCGATTTCTTTTTTATAATCGTAATTGGAATCCAAGCGATATTCTTGAGTTCCGTCATATTTATATTTATTTGTAAAAGCAATTCGACTATATACAACTCTATCAGTGCCAGGAAGAGTTTTGAATAATTGCTCATGATAGATAATCCCTGCCTCATCAAGAACCTTAACACATTTTTCAATAGTAGTTCGATGTAATCCAAGTTCCTTTCCGATATCATCATATGTTTTCACATATGTTTCTGGTCTTTTCTTTCTATTTTTTTTCGAATTAAAATCTTCTGAAACTCGCATGATAATATTGTATCTTAGATATGCTAACACGAGTAATACATTCCATATTCTGGTATTATATGGCATTGAATTCGTCTTATGTAATCGGAGCCAGTATAAGAACTCGAAGTTATAAATTATACCGTAATGTTTCTTTTGTAGGAATAAATTTTCTTCAGTGTTTTCATTCGGAACATTATATAATGTAAGCTGCTTGATTGGTGATGCAACTTTTTTAACATAGCCTTTGTCTTCAATTAATTTCATAAATTTTTTAACTTGTTCATTGATGCCTGATGAGTTGTAATTCTGTGAAAAGCTCATTTGGCGCACGAGTAAATTTGTATTATAAAGAATCGGTGGTTTTTCTGGATTCCATTTTAACATCATATTGTTTGCTAACGCCATTTGAAATAATATTCTTTTTTCTCCAAACTCTGGATTGTAGATTAGAAAATGTGGAATAACATGAAAGTTCTGTCGTTTTCCTTCGGGTTTAATTTGTTTCATAAATAATTCTCCTTTGCTATCTTGGTTATTAACTTGTGTGTAGACAAAATCTCAGCATAAGTACAACAGGTGTTGATTTGATAGACACGTCTAAATAGCTAGACAAATAATTTTTAATCGCTCAACCGACAATATTAACTATAAGAGACGTGTTATCTATATAGGACATATTACCTATACAAAACACGGGAATATAAATATTCCCTACCTATTTTTTGTTTCGGTCGCTGACGCTTACTCAACGAAAAAATTCCGTGTTCGCTGACGCTCATCTCTTTTCTCTTTTGATCTTTCATCTGTCTTTTCTTTTTATCTGTGTTATCTGTCTTGACAATTGTATTGATCATCTTTTAATTTCTCCTTTCTTTGTTTGTCATCATGTAGATCATATATGATAATTGTTTTATATTTTCTTCTTGCAATACCTGTAATCTTTTTCTGTTTATCTCATTGTAGTACAACCACATATATGATCTTGAAGATCTTGGATATAATATCTCAGAATGATATTTCCAGTAATCATGAATTTTTATTGCAATTTCTTTTCTTGTATCTGCCAACATATATTCTTTAAAAGAATATTTACACAGATTACCATAATTGATTATCTGGCATATCATATCTGGTGTGATATCTGGTGGCAAATTGAAAGAGAGTTTTGTCTCTTCATTGCAATTATGTATAAAATCATTTGTATTCTTCACGGTACATATCCTTTCTTTCTTCATTTTCTTTTTAAGCATATTGGTATTTTAACATACTTTTTGCACCTTGTCAACGGGTGCAATGAGGGAAGTTGGTTGTGTTTTTATTTGGGTAGAATGTAATTTTCTTTATACTGGATTCTTTACATTTAGAAGAGCTTTTCGTGGTGAATTTCCATTCTATAGGTAAATTGGTATTGTTGGTAGTGGGAGAGGTGTAAAATTGATTTATGATCTCTCAGGTGCATTTTTTCATAGGAAATATCATTGTACTTTTTCATGTACAATATATACTGGTGCCAACAATGATCTTTTCACTGTAAAGTGTACCCCTTATGTGATATTAGTGCGAGAGCCAGGTTATGTGTGAAATTACTTAGGGTACTTTTGCAATGTTTAGACGAGAAATCGGATGCTAATTTCCATTTTATATGTTCTGACGATAACTTGTTAGGGTACGATAGTAGAATTGAAATTTGCTCTTTCAGAGTACATTTTTTAAAGGGTATAATGAAAAGATATAAAAGATATTTTTGTCTTGGATCTAAGATGGGTTGTGGAAAATGTCTGACTAGGGAATCTGCTGCATAATGGTTGGTGTTGATTATATGTGATTCTCAATGTTTAGAAGAGTATATCCGTCAAATATGGATTTTGTGGTATGTTATGGAGAGTTGTTAAGGTAGACAGGTAAAATGGATTTATGATCTGTAGAGTGCGATTTTTTATAGGACTGTATGAAAGATAATTTTTTGCATAAAAATAATCCCTGCTTGCAAGGCTGAGTGTCTGATTGATAGATTGCTTGTGTTCACTATCTGTCACAAATCTGGTTGATAGCTCAAGGGATTCCATCTTATAAAATGTTTTGCCTTGCGAGGGATTGTTTTTATTGATACATGGAATACATTGAATGTTCTTGTTCAATGCCATATATATGATTATATCATGTAAGATATTTTATTGCAATGAGAGATTGTTAGTTGTAAAAAATATGCCCAGAGAAATTTCCCTGAGCATAAATTCTGATAATGCATTTGCAGATACATTATCTGGGGTACCAACTTGAATACCTTAATATCATTTTTATGTCTGTTTTGGCGTAGATGCCAAGGGTTGCCTAAGCCCTCAATGGAAGTATAACATGATCTGCTAAGAAATGGAAGTGGCATGTTTTGATTGTAAGGTGTTTACCTGCGGTAGCAATGTCGAGAAGGAACGCTGACGCTTATCCTGTCTCTCCTAAACTGCGCAATAAATTGCTTGTTTATTTGGGATAAGAGAGAAGAGGTAGTTGTTATTTCCTTTAGTGTTTGTATATAGTTTGTGCAATTCATATATTTTTGTGCATATCTTTGTTGTGACCATTCTATATAGGGTGTCGCCAATTTCGTACGCAAAATGGTTAAAATTGTAGTGGTTATAAAGGGGAAGTGACGATTATTTTATGCGATTGATTGTGGAGATAAAATCAGTTTAGAGCATGATTTGTCGAATTCATGCATTTTTCTGGGAGTGATTTCGTGCAAAGGTTGAGAGGTAATTTGTGTAGAGATTTACTGGTATTTGTGAGGGTGCTGATGGTCAAAATCGTGTTTCGAGAAATGTTAAAAATCGTGTTTCGGGAAATTGTGCGAAAGTTGTGAAATTTGGGCGTGAAAAATATAAGGAATTGCTTAGGCTTTTGATGGTAAAACTTGCATGAAATGGCGCAAAACAAAAACGTGTCGTCGAGAGAATTGGGGAAAATAAAGGGGAAAATGGGGCGGATTTTTTGAAAAAGTGCGATTTTTGAAAGAAGGGGTTCTGAGAGCGTTGAAAAAAGAGTAGTAAAATAAACAATTTGCTCGACGACGCCTCCGAGGACATGTTTTCGATTAGCAGAAAGTGTTTATCTAGGAAAGTGTAGGAAATTGCTTGGGAAAGTGATGATTTTGTAGGCAAGGTCGAAAAATTTTTGTTGACACGGTGATTGAACACGTCCTGCCAGAATGACAGTTATTTCCAAAAATGTAAATGTTAACATACCCCCCGTTATGCTGGTTTGAGATCTTTTGCAACCATATTTTTACATAGTTAAAAATGTAAAAATCTATTTGAAATACTATAATTTTATCAAATAGATTTTGTAAATGATTGTAAATAATTTATAGGCAGATCAGGATCAGGAGTACAGATAATTTCCAACTATTTCCACATAGTATCCAAAACTACATGATAGTGTATCAGATGCTGTATAATATAATATGGTTTACGACGTGTCGTAGTATTCCAAAATAGGACTACTACTTTGCGACTATTTACACAACACTTGTCTATTATCCAACACATTATGTAAAAGTGTTGGATAGTCTATCCACGCCATCAATACAAAATAAAACTTCACGTCACGCCACATCAGCAAAACAATATTTTCTTTATCACTCACAACAAACCTATAACTTAACTCTATACCAAACCATCCACCCATAGCTTTTATCTATACCACTTGACA